TGCTGCACTGCCATAGCCTGTGCCTTTTCACCATCGGTGAGTTTAACCTTGATAATATCTCCAACCTTGAAAGTGGAAACGTCAGACTTAATCATTCTTTTTACCTTCATTTGGTTTTCCTCCGTTTTTGATTTTGACATAGTAGTATCCCGTCAGAGAATTCGCCTCGCCATTGCGCTTATCTTCCTCCGGGTCGAAATAACAATTTTTCCTTGGTTTGTTTTCAGAACGGAATGCATTCTTCGACTACGACTTTTTCTCCGTTGTAGGTGGCGGTGAATTCTTCCGCATCCAGCCATTCCCGGTTACAGGCGTAATCCGAGTAGCCAGAGAAAGACACTGTCTTACTGCCGAACAGTCGCTTACATTCCTTGTTGAACTCTGCCTCGGCGTAATCCCGGAGCCGATTTAGCAGCCTGTCCTCGTTGTCAGAGGGGTATTCTTTGCGGACGGTAAAATCGTAGCTTTCGCCCGTGGTGCAGGCGAAATAAAAATAGGCTTCGCACATTGCTGTTTTTTCCATTGAAAAATCTTCCTTTCTGACATTTTCTGACATGAAAAAGCGGACCTCCCAAAATCGGGAAGTCCGCCTTCAAGCAGAATTGTGAATTGTACGAAAGGCAGAAAGCCTTTTTGATTTGGAATGGTATCTATCGTACAATACTCATTCTACTTGTTTCGCACATTTTGGCAAGTAAAAAATGCTGCTCATTCGAAGACGAGCGGCAAAAAAATGTTAAACGAATTGCTTGAGAGTGGGTCTGATATCAGATGTGGAAAACAGTCCATTCACGGTTGGGATAATCGTCGCAGAAGCTTGCAAAAGCGAGCGGAGCACCGTTGTCTTGGCTGTTTTTGTTGGAGTGTACGAAGACGTTGTAGTCTTCCATGTTCTCGACATCATCAGCCGTGGCATCTTCGTCAAAGACATCGTTGACGCTTTCCGCAATCAACTCTTTCATTTTCCCGAATGCCTCGTCGAAGGTGTCGTAGAAACCTGTGAGCTCGATGCTTTCGTATTCCTCATAAGAGAGAAGGAAGAAAGGCTTGTCAGTCGTGACCTCAAAAACAGCCCATTCGACGCTTTCTTCGTCGTCTCCTTTCCAGAAGTCATAGGTAGCATGTACTCTGGGCTCGCTGTTGTCAGCATGGCAGTTTTCATCGAAATCGAAAGAGAATCTGTAGCGCTCCTCATTCTCGTGCGTGATATCGGCACCGGTAAGACCTGCATGATAGTTCTTGTTTATGCGCTGTGCCATGCTGTCCTTTACTGCGGTGACCGCCTCTTCCAGTGTGTCCTTCTTGCAGATAAGGTTCGTGCAATCATAGTGTTCGCTCTTAATCACGATAAACATTTTGTGGTCTCCTTTTTTGTTTTTGTTTGATATGCTTTCCCCCGTCAACTACCCCACCTGAAGGAGGGGGCGTGAAATCCCGCAGAATTCCAATAATTCTCACTCAATGGATTTTTATAGCACGGTTCTGTCCGTACGACCAAGTATCAATTGCGGGTTCGTTCTGCGTGATTCAGTAAAATTAGCAAGATAGCCTGTCGGCTACCTTATTCCTTTTTTTGTTTGCCTCGGACATCGGGTTTTTCCTATCTAACAAAGCCGCCCACTGAAATGTGTCGTGGGCGGCTTTGTTAGTTGTTAGTTTTCGAAATTCGGATTCCTCCAGACCACTTTCTTTCCGTAATGGATATCCGAAATATACTTGAACGGAATCTTATGCTGGTTTTCGAGAGCGGCATCGTTTTCCTCTAAAAATTCCTCAATGCGTTCCTCTTCACTACGCGGAGCAATGTTCCATGTATCGAGATATCCATCATACATGGCATCCAGATTGAAAATTCTGTCGACGGGGTACTTGACAGAGTCGATTTCTCCGTTGACGTCCAAGCCAAGGTGGACGTTCTTATAGTTCTTGATGCTGTCTGTTAAGGATTTGAATTTCCCTTCAGGAGTATCGGGATTGCTGTACTTTTTCACGTACTCTTCCGTCAACTCCTCCGTCACGGCCAATGTAATCCAGAACTGGAGCCCGGAATACTTAAGGTTCGCTTTCATGATTCTCTTCATCGTCCGTTCAGCCCAGCCGGTGGGATTAGCAAGATAATCCACTACCAGTTCATCGGCATTTGTGGATGTCAGGCCAAAGCAAGACCCTTTTCCAATCTCATCGACAATGCTGTCAATAGGGCTGCGATAATTCTTATACCCCTTTATTATGCGACAGAAAGCGTTCTGTCGTGCTATCTTGTCGTAATAACTGCCCTTGAGAATTTTCTTCTTGTCTTCTTCCGTCACATTCTCTCGGAACATATCGAACAGCTTCTGTGCCATTTCCTCTATGACAGAATCCGAGGTAAAAGAAGAACGGCAGAAAATCGTTTTGAAGTCCTGTGTTTCATTGACGGTTTTGGCATTGTCGACAACGAGGCAAAGGAAGCGTATCTCCTGGTTGAATGTTACGGGTTTATTTTCCCAGGTTCCATAAAACCGCTGCCCGTACAGAACATCTACCTTGTGCTCACCATAGGCGAGCGGAATGCGCATAAAACGGTAGTAGTACTCGGACAGCTCACCGGAATCAAGAATGATATTGCCTTCAAATGAAGGAGCGCCGAATTCGAGGAACGTTTTGAACCCCTCACGGTTGATATTGTTTGCCATGATATTTTTCCTCCCAAAATTACAAAATTAGTTTACCATAAAATACGCAAGCACAAGAAGTATGGCGAAAATTATGGCGGTGATTACAATCTGTTTTAGCATTTTCTTTTTTGATGGGTTGTCGCAGGAAATTATCGAAGCTGCGTCAGTCATTACAAGGATATAAAATCCGACGAATGCTGTGATTAGATTCATGCTGTACATCAGATGCGCACCTATGAAAAGGCTCGTGGTTATTGTTACAAGTTCGATGATAAGCTTGACTGTTTCCTTTGCCGAAAATTTTTCACGCAAAACAAGAATTACCGAAAAGACTATCATTATAGGATATAGTACAAGAAGCATGATGGACTCCTCTCTTGATTTTTGGGTTTTGGATTCTTTCAGAGAATCTTCTTTATAAATTTGACGTTTGTGGGATTATCGCTGTTGGCTCATGCACGGTGCAAAGGGTCAAATGGTACAGCTTCACTGTGTATCTGCTCTAGGCTCAGAAATTTTCCAGAATGTCTGGTTCCCATAATAGATTGCCTTGACACAACCAATGGGAATCCTGTCATTCGACAAACCATGTTTTGCAAGGAATTTCTCTACTTCTTTCCGCATACGCAGAGGATAAATATATTCCGTAGGCACGGAATCTTTCTCAACTGTCTGCGGACAGGCTATTTCAGCTGCCGGATACAGAACCTTCTTCATGTCGCCGTCAATTTCGAGTTTCAAACGCACGGTTAGCGCGTCACCAAAAGCAGAGAACATTTTCTTGTAAGCGTTCTCTTTGCTTCCAGGTTCATTGTATTTGGCAATGTACCGCCGTGCCATGCGTTCAACACTTACGGCATCTCGGCCTACGCTTGCGCTGAATGCTGGATATTTGCCATCGACATAGAACTTGTCAATCGTATCGATAGCATAATCTGCCCAGTCTTCAGGAGATTCCAGATAATGAATGAAAAGGTCGAAGCTAGGTTGATTATCATATGCTCGCGGCAGAGGTGCCTGAGCAACTTCCGCCAGATACATCAGAGCGTTCTTATAGTTGCTATTCCCGCAGACAGCCCGCTGGAAAGCAATCTTTTGCGCGATGGCAATATAGTAAGGGTTGTGCGTTTCCACTTCCGTTTCAGGGTTCATTTCGCACAGCTTTTCGTACAACAACTCAGCCATTTTCAGATAAGTTTCCTTGTCTGCGCTCCCGGAATAACAATCCAGGAACAGGTTGGCGTAATTACACGAATAGAAGGCTACGTCACCCTCCTTAGAAACAAGGCCGAAGTAAATGAGCTCCTTCCGGTAATTTAGCAGTTCGTTGCGCCGGAACTTCTGCCCGTACAAAGCGCATACCTTTTCACTGATGGGTATTTTCACAAAATAATAATGCCCTTTGTTCTTTCCAGAGTCAGAAATGATGTCGCCATCAATAATCTGAACTTCGGTTTTGAGAAAGATACTGAAATTCTTTTTGGTAATCTTGCTGATAGTCATATGACATTTTCCTTTCTCGGTTTGCAAAACAAAAAAAGCAGACTCATCCATAAAGGACAAGTCTGCTCGATGCTTGCAGGTTGTGAATTGTACGGCAGCGAAAGTGCTGCACAAGTTGGTATCTATCGTACAATAACTATTCTATGCCATTCGCAAAGTATGGCAAGCAAAAAATGCCGCTCATCCGAAGATGAACGGCAAAAATGTTATTGGGCTTGATTCAGAAGTTGACTGAGCCAAGTTGGTCGATATGTTCCAATAGGAAGAAGCTGCCCGTTGCGATATTCTGCAACAAGTACAAATCCATTGTCATTATCGAAAAACTTAGCTTCATCGCAGTATGGCAAAATTTTGAGGACATCCTCAAAACGGTGAGAAAAACGGGCGTTGACATCCTTAGTGGGAATATCATGCCCCCCACGCTCTACACGGTTTCGAATTCGTCGAATACTTTCTTCGGCGGTATCAAGACCGACATAGTACAGACGAATATAATATCCAGCTTCTTTTGCACGTTTGCAAAGCCGCTTGGGATATCCACCGGAAAGCGTCGTCTCTTGTGTGAAATTCACACCGTCCATTAAGGCACGCTCGATACGCTCAACAGCGAGTTTGCCGCCTTCGTATTCGTCACCGCCACACTGAATGGTTAGTTTGTCGGGGTCAACCACAATGCCGAAATCGTTACGCTCAGAACGCAAAGAACCGGTTAAGCTGGATTTTCCTGCGCCATTCACGCCGCCAATCAGAGTGTAAATTTTCATGGTATCACCTCTTTACTATTATACCACATTTTGCGACAAGCGGCAATCGTTTTGCTTTTCAGGCAATAAGCCGTTAAAAGCATATTCTACAATTCCTTGCTTGTAGTAGTTTTCGTATTTTTTATAAAGGGTAAAGCCGTTTTTCTTTAGCAGAAATTCAAATTCGTTGATATGAATTGATGAAACGGTAATGAGTGGATTTGTACATTGTAATGCCTGATGTGCGATTTTTAGCAATTTTGTAGCAATCCCTTGGCATCGGTAATGTTCAGCTACTCTTAATGTACAAATCTTCTTTTCATCAGAATCTTTTAGTATTAGAACGGCAACTATTTTCCCATCGTCCAGAACAGTATAAATTATCCGATTTTCACTTGCCAATTCGGGAACGACTGTACTATAGTACCATTTACTAAAATTGCTATACTCATTATCCAAGTCGTGCAGAAATTCATATATAGCAGTGATGGTTTGGCTATCATCAGCTTTAACGCATACTTGTTTCATCGAGCAGTCTTCACATCCAACAAATGACCATCATCAGGCTTATTGAGCCAGTCACACCAGCTCATGTTGTTGGAAGGAAAGTCTTTTGCACCGCTGTGAACATCGTTCAGAAAGACGGCAAGATGAAACTTATCGAGTTTCCGAATCGCATCAAGGCGGGTTTCGGTCGCAGAATTCTCATCTGAAACGTCAGCCCCAACCTTTTTCCAAATTGCCCTTTCGGCTCCTTCAAAAGTTGAAAAGCGTTCGCGCTCCATCGAGAGTTCTTCTGTCTCAAACTGCGCCTCAGCAATCAATGCCCAGCGTTCGCTTTCACAGTTGGCAGAGTCCAGCAAACCGGAATATGCCTCCAGCAGCTGGTCGTAGTCATCCGGGTCAAGCTCGGTCGGGTCTACTTCACCGTGTACGACAAAATAGGTGCCATTTGGAGCTTCGAAAATGTCGTATAGTTCGTATCGGGTTCCGCCAACCTGACGTCGCCACTGGCATGTATCAGGGTCGGTGCAAACCCAAGTCTTGGCTTCCAGCTCTGCCTGTTTCAGGTCGTCCGCCAAATCAGAGAGAGCTGCGGAAACCTTTTTGTTTTTCTCCAGGGTCTCAGTAAGACTGATGGTGTTCCCTGCTGCCGCTGCAGCATTGTACATGAACATGGCAAAACGGTCGCTGCTGTACTTTTCAGCCATAGCCGATACTCCCTCAGGAAGATGATTTTGAAAAAGACGAAGGGTATCTTTCGGGACAGAATCGGCTGGGTACTCGAGGGTTACGCGTTCACCAAGGGCATCGTGTTTCAGCTCAAAATTGTGCTTTTTGCAGATTTCGTCATACTGAATGCAATACATAATTATTTCTCCTTTTATTGTTTGAAAGCAAAAAGCAGGCCCACCGAGATAGTGAGTCTGCTGATTGTCTTGCAGAATTGTAAATTGTACGCATTTCGGCCATAGGGCTGTTATCTATCGTACAATTTCAATTTTAGTGGAATCGCACGTTTGAGCAAGTCTGCTTGTCAGACTTTCTCAACCTCATCCGAACCATAAACAATGTTCAAATGCGAACCATTGTCCCAGTGCATCAGGAGACTGCCGGTATCATCGACACCAACAACCGTACCTTCTGTACCAAGAGGTGGTGCCTGGATGTCATCCATTTTGACAAGCCGAACCCGCGTTCCAGCGGGGTATTCTTTGCGGATGGCTTCGACAATTTTGATATTTGGAAACATAGTATTTCTCCTTTAGCTCATTGCATTTGTTTTTTGATGATACTCCAAATACGGTCTGCGATGTTTTCGGCGGTATCGAATCGAGTGACAGATTCACCTTTCCAGGTTCCGCCGTTGCCGTTGATACCGTTGCGGAGCTTAATGCAGCTGCCGCGATTGGCTTTCCACTCATGAAGATTCACCGAGTAGTCGTCAAGCAACACAAAAGAGTTGTCGATGCACGGTGTCTTCAAGCGGTTTGCTGCGGCTCTGGCCTTGCTGCTGCCGCACGCAACGAAGATGCGGTGTTCGGAATCAATTTCTGGAAGATAAGCGTCAAGCCAGGCATTCTTTTCAGAAACCGCATATTGGTTTTCCGGAATATAGGCGGAAAGTGCATACACATCAAGTTCCGGCTTCGTGGTACAAAGAATCTTCACAGCATCCAAAACCGTCTGATAGGGCGGCAAATCTCTGAAATAGCCCGGCTGAAGCAGGTCCTCAAAGCAGGCCGCCTGCTTCCAGACGGCGAGAGTGCCATCCATATCGACGAATAAACGTGCCTTCATATCATTTGTAGGACTCATAATTTTCCTCCTTTTTAGATGTGCAAACAAAAAAAGACAGGCCCACCAAGACGGTGAGTCTGCCATTTATTTGCAGAATTGTAAATTGTACGACCAAGTAGGCATAGGCTGTTATCTATCGTACAAATACTATTTTATGCAGCTCGCACGTTCCTACAAGCGAGATATACAAGAAAAAGCCGCCTACCCGAAGGCAGGCGGCTTAATGTGATTAAGATTAGTTGTAGTCAGACTCTGTCATGACATGGGCACGATAAGTAGTGCCAGTGGTTTCATCTTCCAGTTCCCAGCAACCAGTGAAAGCGTCACAGGGTTCGGTAAGAGCCACCTCTTCGCCCTCGCAGTCGTAGAGAATGGCTTCGGCGAAAGAATCGTCCTCCGTACCACAGCAGCGAATATCCAGGCTGAAACCGTCCGGAAACGTAGCCGTCTCACTCAACGATGCGCCCATCCCCTGCAGCTCTTTGCCGCGAAGATACTTTTCAATGGTTCTGGCACGTTTCTCGCTGATGTAAACGGTTTTTTCCAGAACGTGGGGTTCAGGAAGGACATTGACAATCACATGATATTCTGCACCCTTGTACGGCAGGACGTAGTGATTGCAGAATTTGTACATGCGGCCGGAATAAGCCAGGACTTCTTCAGAGGAATTCTTGTGAAGGACAGCCTCATTGTATACTTTGCCGTCATCATCACACTTCCAAGTGATAGTCATGTCGATGTCATCCGGGAAAAAGCCACTGACAGAAATGAAGCTGTTTTTGTCGAAGTTTGCACCATAGCGAAACCCGGCAATGATTCCGTCATATTCCTCCTTGTCAAGAGTCGAGCGCTGAACATACACTCGCTCAAAGCCCTTGCTCAGCTCATATGCGCGAGCCACATACAGGATAGTGTCCACCAAGCTTTCGATGCTTCCAGCGGTCATAGCATCTTGCGTCCGGCGAGCCCAGAGGTCTACGCCGTTTTCAATGATGCTGCACTCATAGACGTAATGGAGTTTTGGGAAGGTTGTGCCGATAAGCTGCATACGCAACACTGGCTTATCACCTTTAGGATAGATGTCGTCAATCGGAAAGTTCAGGGGTTCGAAACCTACATCGTCAGGAGCATCACCAGAACCGGTCCAACGGCAAGGATTCCGTTCTGCGATGAACTCGTGAGCCATCCGATTGGCAACGGGTTCCGGCAAGCCTTCCCATTCCTTGACATCGAGCCTCTTTTCCAGCGCCTCGATGCCCTTTGCGATGGATGTGAGGAAGTTATCGCCGAAATTATCCTGGCTGTGATTCGATTCCTCGACAAGTTGGTCGAGCAGCCCGGCGTCGTACAGATACTTCTTGGCGAGCTCTGTAGAAATCTCCGCCGAGCCCAGAATGTTAATAGTGGTTTTGAGGTATTTCTTGACTGCCGTTTTGTCCTGCTCATGCTGGTAGAATGCGGCCAGCTGTTCCATCTCGTCAAGCGTTATGACAAGGTTATCGTGGGGTTGGTTGGTGGTTCCACCGAAAATGATAGAACCGTCTTTGTAGCCAATAAACATTTTTTTACACTCCTTTTTATAGTTGCGCAAACAAAAAAGGCAGGCCCACCAAGACGGTGAGTCTGCTCTTTGCTTGCAGAATTATGAATTGTACGAACGCAAAAAAACGCGCCAAGTAGATGGTATCTATCGTACAACTTTCATTTTAGGCGAATCGCATATTTTGGCAATAAAAAAAGAGCCCCGCATTTCTGCAGGACTCTGGTGAAGCAAATCAAGTGTCGGCACAATTTGTTCTGACGGCTATCATTATTTTCTGTTTCCCTCAAAGTAAGGATTCTCCCAAAGAACTTTGCGCCCACTTTCAATGCGAGAGACAGTCTTCATGGGAATATCAGACCAGTATTTACTGTAGCCAGCGCAGTTCTCTGCAAGAAATTCTTTCACCTCATCGCTGAGCTTGCGCGGTGCAATAGCCCATGCAGAAATGACCTTATTCTTAATCATTTCAAAAGTAATCAGGTTGGAAACAGGATATTGCACCTGCATTTCTTTTCCATTGGCTTCAATAACGAGCCGAATGTTTTTTGCTTTTGCAGTCGCAGCAAACAAACTACGGCACTCACTTTCCCAACAATGTGGCTTGGACTGGAACTCCAGCATCCTTGATTGGGTAAGACGTTGGACGGCAACGAATTTTTTCCCGATGCTTTCGCTGAAAGGTGTGCCATCGCGAGAAGTGAGATTCTTATCGAGGACATTGACTACCCTTTCCGCCCATCCGGTAGGATTAGCAAAGAACTCGATGGTCGCGGTGTCATCAATGTGCTCAAGAAATTTACGAAGGCTTTCTTCAAATGCGGTGTCTTTCTTTTGCAGGACATACTGTTTGACAGCGTTTTCATAAGCCTCGTTCTGCAATTCGGGCGTGTTCAGATAGTCAGGGTCGAGAATTGTTTTCTGCTCCAGATAATCCCACAGCGTTTTCGTCATCTCACCCATTGCGGAATGGGGACCAGTGTAAGCAGAGGTGGCATCAAACAATCGCAGGAACTCATAGCTTTCAGCATAGGTCTTTTCGTGGTCCACAACATAAGCCATAAACTCAAGGTTATGTTGTTCAAGAAAATGGTCTTTGCTCATGCTGGTGGGATAGTTACTGCACATTTGCCCAAATAATGCCTCGACACTATGCTCGCCATCGGCCATCGGGACGCGAATGAAACGATAATAATATCCTTTTTCATTCTCGTTCATAACGACTCCGGAAAGTATGAAATCAGTGGGGTTTTTGAGAAAATTGTGGAAATCTTCTTTATAAATTGTGTCTAAAAACATAAGGCTTAGCCCTCCTTCTCCAGCGTAAGCTGGTTTTTGATAATTTTGACTGCATTCTTAACAAAAAAAGAGCGGACCTCCCGATGTGGAAAGTCCGCCTCAGTGATGCAGAATTGTGAATTGTACGAACACGAAAATGTGCCTCAGTAGATGATATCTATCGTACAATTACCATTTTATGCGGTTCGCACGGCGGGTCAAGAATTATTTGTCGGCGATACCCATGTACAGGTGATAGGTGGCGTTTGCCGTCTGGCAGACCCAGTGATTATAAAACGAATTGCTGGGTTCAGAGGTCACGATGTCCTCATCTTTGCTATAAATAGCAGCCTCGCACCACGAAGGACCATCCTTGCGCGGGACGCAGCGCACATCCATGCGCATACCGTCTGCAAAAGTCACAGACTCGAACTCGACCTCATCCTGCTCTTTGCCTTCGTCTGTGTACTGCTTGATTTCATGCATGCGTTCTTCGCTGATGACAAGACGCTCGACGAAAACTTTTCGGAAATTCGTGAGATTCTCATATGTGGCACAAATCCGCATGATAGCGCCTGTCAGAGAGTGTACGGAACCAATGTCATAGCACATGGTCGCTTTGTCAAAACAGCCGATACCATGACCCGTCCAGAAACCGCCCTCAAATAAATGGATGGAGGCGGCGTAGCAAGGACAGGCATCGGGTTTGCAAAGCTGGATATCAAGCGTGCAGCCATTGTACATACTATCTACCGCAACCCGGCAAATGTCAAAGTTTGCTTCGAAAGGAACTTCGCCGCTGCCGTCCCAATAGGTGGGGTTGTAGCGGGAAAGATACATTTCGGCAATCTGCCTTGCGTCGTTCTCGGTCATACCGATGGATTGTTTAAGCATTCTTTATACCTCTTTTCAGATTGTCAGCACATACTAGATGCCTCTGGCATTACATGGTCGGGTTGGTCCACAGAACCTTCTCTCCAGCCCGGATACGCGTGATACAATCGATTGGAAAAACGAAGACATCGAACATATTGGTTCCCTTCTCAACCTGTTTGATGAGGTTGGGATGCTTGCAAACAAATCGCTGAGTGTCTTCCGGCTTTGCGAAGGCGCTGATACGAGTCACGGAGATTCCTTTCCTGCGCAGTACATCCGCATCGCGAATAAGGTGGCTGGGACAATCCACTTCGAGATGCTCACCCATTTTCTTGTCGTCAATATAGTCCATGACGAGAGTGACGACTTTATAAGGTTCGACAGCATCCATCATGCTTTTGCACACATTGGTGATGTCCTTAGGGTCGGCACTGTCGTGCTCATAAAACGTAAGGAATAGTTCCGACATCCTATCAATGGCAATCAGCCGGGCCGTGTAATAAATTCTGGATGCCGTTCCGTTGCTTGCCGTAATGACAGAACTTGTCTCTTCAGCCCAATCCGATGGAGATGACAAATAGTGAATCACATCGTCATCGTTCAGAGGATACATAGTTCGAATCAGGTTGGAGAACTCATTGCATCGAGTTCCAAAAAGAAAGGCGGAGCAAGCATTGCGGACTGCTTTATCCACTGTATCCTTATCCTGAAACATTGCGGGGTCTGCCGGAATGTTCTTTCGGAACAGCGGGATACGGATACTGTCCAGTTTCTCGAAGACATCCATATCGTCGATGAAATCGCTGCTTTGAAGCAACGCTTTTACGGGTTTGGAGGCCATGTAAATAGTTTTGCTATCCACAATGAAGCCGCCAAATTCCCATTTTGCGAATCGTGAAAAGGATGGCTTCTTATTGTCCGACGAATCTCGGTCCTGAACCATCACATAGAGCGATTCAACTTGATGTTCCTTAACCAAAACCGGACGCTTGAAAAACGAGTAATAGTGGGAGAACACGATGTCATCGCTGCGTTTTGCGCCCTCAAAAAAGGTCATGGTCCAGTTTGAGAGAAAACGAATCAGTTCCTCAACAGTAAAAGTCAACATAGTATATATTACCTCTTTAGATGGTCAGCACAGCAGAATCGAAGTTTTCCAAACAGTCGCAACTCAAGAACTGACCTCCACAAATGGGGCATTTCTCGATGTCGCAGCCGTAGTGATGATAGTAGCCGATTCTGGCTCCACAATCGCCACAGCGGATATCTTTCTCTTCCGGAGTACCAACGGATTTTTCGTACCAGTCGCCGGGGTCACCGACCTTGATACGGTTAAAGGTTTTCTTGTGTTCGCCTTTGATGACCACACGCTTATACGAGCAGCCGTTGGCCGTCAGCATTTCGCGTCCGCAGTAGTTACATTTCGCCATTGTTTGCTTCCCCTCTCAGCAGTTCACGTGCATGGTCGAGAACTTCCTTTGCGACAGGTTTACCACCTTCGTTCAGAGCGAGAAATACTTCCAGAACCTCTGCACGGGTCGTATTCTGGTCAAGTTCAGCAACACCAATGGAAGCATCCATGAACCAGTTTTTATCCAGAACGGAAAGGTCGTTGTAAAATACGCCTTTGTACGGGAATCGGTTCTCGTAAAAAGCAAGCAGGGTCAACATACGCTGCTTGCCATCAACGATTTCATAGTAGTTGCCATCGTTGCTTGTGCGAGTGAATGGCAGCTGCTTAAAGACGAAACGACCAATCTCGCGACCCATAAAGATGCTGTCCAACAGCTTTTCCCTGTCCTCATCACCCCAAACAGAACCACGCTGATAATCAGGGTTGAAATCAACGCCGAACAGGTATTGGAAGCTGAGCAGAGAGTACATGCTGCGGTTTGAGTAGTGCAGGCGGGACAGTGCAGAATTGCGCTTGGCAAAATACGTGCTATTGCCATTATCCAGTGGGCGAACACTTGTCCAGGCCCAGCAGGAATAGTCGTCACAATTTGCACCACTGCGGATAAGATACATGTACCCGCCTTCCAGAGCCTCGTCAACAACGCAGTTTAGAAGGTGACCAACCTGTACTTTGTCGCCGACCGTGAAGCGATAAGAGGGTTTCCCTGCACGCTTGGCAGTTTCACAGGCTCTCTCGTAGGAAAGACCTTCGAGCGCAGCTTGTTTCAGGTTGATTTTTGCGATTTCTTTTCTTGCACTTTTCTTAGCCATTGCGATTCTCCTTAACCAATCCGATGGACTCCGAACAAAACAGCAGGAAGAAGCTGTTCATACGGGGTGTATTGGGCAAAATCGTAGATTTGAGCCTCATCGCTGATGATGTATCCGCCAGGGCAGGATTCGCCATCGTCATTAGAACTACCGTTGTCCTCAAGACCTCGGCTTTTGAGCTCGTTGAGGTAATCCTTACGCATAGCATCGTATGCTTCTCCGGGAGTGGAATACTGCTTTGGATTTACCTTTGTGAAAAGATGGCCCTCGTCATCGGTAAAAGTTTTTGTGATGATAAACATAATTTACACTCCTTTTTTTGTAAGTACGCAAAAAGGCGGGCCTCCAGATATTGGAAGTCCGCCTTCAAGCGAAATGTGAATTGTACGAAAGGCAAAGCACCTTTTCGATTGCTGGTATCTATCGTACAATTCTAATTGTATGGGTCTCGCACGAATGTGCAATGGTCTTTAACCAAGCATCGTCACATCACCATCAACGTACCAGATGTACTGCTTCCAGTTAGAAGCGGTCGCACCAGGGATGAGTTTCAGCGCAGAAGCTGGAGGCACGCGACTCGGCTCAAATGACATCTCGTAATGCTTTTCCAGGCCGTATTTCCGCAGAACGATACTCGGCATTACTCTGCCAAGCTCGTACCACTTGCGAGGCGGGATACGGCTGCAATGTTCGCGGTGAATTTCAGCGTATTCCTGCTGGAATTTGTGAATGGCCCGAAGCAGCTGACACATCGGGCAGGTATTAAGGATGCCAGGGTCCTTGTAGCGGTATACTACAAGACGATATTTATCGTGTTCCTTGGTGGTCAGAACGACACCAAAATAGTTTTTTGCCATGATATCCTCCTCGTTTTAGTAGTTAGTACCATACTCCAGGGCGTAATCCGGACGCTGATATTCGACGACCGGCTTTTTCCAAGAGCAGATGGGTTCAGTATTGGCGCTCGGAAAATGAGAGCTGATTCCGTTGGTGGCAAGCAAAGCTGCCGTGCAATCCGCAATCTGTGCAAGAAGCTCAGGATTCCATCCAAAGGTGTCATCTCCGGTCAGCTGCTTGCACAGGACTTGTGCCGCTCGAAGAATTTCAGTGTCTTTGGATTCCTGCTGAATAGGTTTCGGTGCAGCAATTGTGACATTTCGTGCAATGACGTTTTTGGGCAATGGCTCATCGACCCATTTTCCCTCGTAAACCTCACGGGCATAGAAACCGTCTTTGTCGAATTCGTCAAGGCGAACCCAATGGTCGGCTTCCCAGGTCCTTTGAGCGATTCCGTCTGGATTGATAGTAACCATCACACGTTCATCGTGTGCGTTGTTTCCCCAATGGGTTTCAGAGTCATTGCCAAACTCCTGAATGAGAAGTTTCCTTGCGAGTTCTCCATCGGTCAGTGCAGCCAATTCTTTGATTCGTTTTGTCTTCATATTTTTTCTCCTTTTTCTGTAAACAAAAAAGGCAGGCCCATCGTGGTGATGAGTCTGCCTAGTTGTATCAGTTTGTGAATTGTACGAGTGCTGAAATGCGCAGATGCTATCTATCGTACATTCACAATTTTACCGGCATCGCAAGCAGCGTCAAGCTGTAGCAGCGGCGTCAGCAGTTGCTTTTTTGGCTTCCGTGTATGCTTCGCAAGCCGCGTGATATTCACTCAGCTTAATCTGCGTAACGGTGTCTGGAACCTTGGTGCTGCGAGTTGCATATTCGCAGGAATAATATCCGTAGATATTTCCCTGCTCATCATCCCACAGCTCCGTAGTGATGCGGCCGGAACCATAGAAGTTGGCCCACCAGAACTGATTGGCAAGAAACTTCTTGCCGTTCACGTTCTTACAGACCTCATCTTCCCACAGGCAGTTCATGGGCGAACGCTGTTTGAAGATGACAAAACCGTGAGGGTCACGGCGTTTCATGACCTGAGATTCGTATTTGGCGAGCAGCTCTGGTGTCAATTCGACCGTCAACCGGTCATTCAAGACATACGAGAATTTCTCACCGGGAAAATATTTGTCGAAGAATTGCTTCGCGATTTCAACGAAGTGCGCCTTTTCCTCCTTTGTCGAAAAATAATTCTTGTAGAATTCGGAACCGGGATTTACTTTGAATGCCATTTCAACCATTGCCATTACTCCTTTTCCATTTGGATAGTCCAGCCGTTCACATCGGAATAAACCGCATAGAGCAGCGTTGCGAAATTGTAGCCTCCGTCATACAGCGTATAGCGAAGGGAAATGTTCAGCGCAAGAGTCCGCTCCTTGACGACGCCATCGCAATCGAGATAGCTGAGCGTCTTTGTCGGATTGGTAAACCATGCTTCACGTTCTTCATTGAACTTATCTTCATCGTATTCCACGATTTCCTTGAAATACGAATCGAACGTGACGAGCTTGACTGACGAGAAGACATCAGCCATCATTCCGCACTTTTCAATCAGTTCATCAGGCCATTCGACCTTGATGATTGCTGCGCCGTTGTCTTTCAGCTCTTTGTGAGGGCTGAGCGAAACGTTATAGCGCTCACTGAGAAAGCCGAACAGCCAGGACCAATCGATAGTTTTCAGGAAACTGGCAGCTTCCTTGGCGTCCATGAAAATTTTGATTTCTTTACGTGCCATGATATATCTCCTCACGATATTATTCGGTGCCGAATTTAGCCCACGCTTCTTCGACACTCATGTGATAAGCGGCCTTGAACTGTTCTTTGAATCGTGCATTGAACAGTTCTTGATGGCGGGGGCTCATGATGATTTCGAGATTGAAGTCGGGGTCATCGGTGGAATTGTTGCAGTAGGAAATGTATGTACGAATGGTATCGTCCGGATGCCAGTCGATATACATGTTAATCCAGTCTGCATTCTCGGCCGTGTTCAAGTTAAGACCAAATGCCATATCAGCATCAAACCAGATAGGCACATAGACGTTAATCCAACCGTCATAGATAACTTCCGCTTTGTTGTCGAGCACAAATCGCATCAGCTCAGCAAAGTTCTGCACTACAATCGAATCTTGAGTGCAGAGGTCATGAACCAACTCATTGTGAGTCATTATGAAATGCCTCCTTGTTATTTGTTTTTTTGGTATTTATTATTTTTCGAAACTGTCGAAAAACCGAATCATCTCGCGGTTTACACCGACTGCGGATTCGAATTCAGGATACAGTGCTGCAAAAGCGTGAACGGTTTCCTTCTTGGAAACAAACCCGTAACCGTGGTGAACGCGCTCATTTTCGAGGCACTTCTTGAATCCGAAAGTCTGTTTCTTGAGGAAATCCCTCTTTCCGGTGCAGATATAGCACGGAGGAATGAGTTTAGAATAGGTTTCAGGCTTGATGAATTCAGCATAGCTGTGATTCTTCCAACCTTTGGCCATGTAATAGTTCTGGAGAAGCCCGACCTGGCCTTTGTAGATGTAGTACATCCCGCTCTGCAGGCCCATCGCATTGATGATGAGCCGCTTGGCTGCCTCGGGTACGTTCTCTTCCAGCTCGTCCTCTACCGGCTGCATCTTGGCAGGATAGCGGAGAATAGAACTTGCCATGCAGGCAAGGAACGCGCCAGCACTGTCGGCAACTACAAAGACCTGATTCAAGTCACCGCCGAAGTCTTCGGCGTGTTCAGCTACAGTAGCAAACGCATTGATGACATCGGTGATTTGACCGAAAACATTGGTTTCAGGAACCAGACGGTAATCCGGAACAAAGGTTAGATACCCTTCTTTGGCAAACCAGGTTGCCAGGTTCCGGTTCTGTTCTTTTCGGCCAGCAATCAAGCCGCCGCCATGGATATCGATGATAATCGGATGCTTTTCAGCGTCGTTATCCGGACAATAAACGTCCATGAAAAGATTCCGCTTGCCGCAAATAGCAATCTCAGTGGCGGTTATGCCTTCATGAGACATAACAGGCTGAGACCGGATGATTTCTTCTACATGGGTGCGTTCTTTCTTGGTGGCGGCATTGATGAAATTCATGTTAAAAACTTCCTTTCAAAAAATGATAAAAATAAAAGCGGCCGCCAATCTATAAAAAATGAGATTAGTGGCCGCTTGGGTGTTATTGGAATTCAAATGTGTATTGGGTTCCTCTTTCGGTTTTGACAAAAATTCTGCTTCCTGCAAAGCCAATAGCTTTTACTGTGCTGGTACGCAGGACGTCTTGTTGTTTTGGCGTTGTTGTTTTGAATACGAGTGGCTGTCCACTTGACAGCTCAAGAGTTCCGACCCGTCCAATGAGCGGAAGAACTCTTGCGTTGAGACTCGTGGTACTGTGAAGCAGCACACAACTGCTGTTAATCCGCATCATTGTCCTCCTGATATGAACTGGTCAGATATCCACATCCGGGTACTGATTCAACACATGATTGAACCTGTTATCCAGATGTTCGTCGTTTTCGTCCCGCTCGGGATAATCAAACTTTCCTTCCTCTTCTGCTGCATCCCCCAAACGTTCCATGAGTGCAATGACGCTTTCGAGCCAGGCGGAAGCCTTGCCAAACGTGTCATCCTCTTTTCTCTTGGCATAGAGCATGTCAGAGACTTCTTCGAGAGCCATTTTCTGCTGGTACAAAGTATTCCAGTTGATGTTCTCTACAGCGGAACGCAGGGGGGTTAAGTGTTCTGTTTCTGTTACAGTGTTTGTTACGGTCATTTTTCTTTCTCCTTGTAGTGTTTTGTTACAATAAACATCAGCAAAGCACCGCAAAATTCCAACAAAAAAAGCAGACTTCCAAACGGATAGTCTGCTTCTCAGAATTGTGAAATTATAGCGTATGTGTGCTGTTATCTATCATACAATTTTCATTGTATGCGTTTCGCACGAATACGCAATAACTATTTTTTTGTTTTAAGAATCGGAATTTTCTGAACTGTTGCTGTTATCATCGGAACTGGACTCAGCGTTTTCGTCCGCCGTGGAATTGTCACCAGATTCAGCGTCGGTGTTTTCTTCCACGCTTGTATCCTGTTCGACAGTCGAATCACTGTTGACTGATGCGTATGTACCAGTCAAGATAACGGGAGCTTCACCATAGCCCAGATAACCGCTAATCAGGCTGCCGGAATTTTCGACCAGGTACTTGGTTTCTGTCATGTTCGGGAACAAGTAGATATCCTGAATCGTAGTGCCCTTCACATCAGCGCTGTCAAAGGTATCGTTGCACGCCGCAACAACACTATACCCGTCATAGTTCCAAACCAGATAGAAGTTCTTGCCGCCGACTTCAACATCGTAGTCTGCATCTCGGAAATCTTCAAAGGTACGATACTGCTTGCTGGAATTGAAAGCGACAGAATCGTTGTTTGTCCAGTAGAGACCGGACGGATTGCCAAATAAACCATACAGGAAGTTGAACTGTTCCTCCGGCTCTCCGTCTGCCGGATAGCCTTCGAGTTTATCCGGGGTGACAGACGAATAATAGAGACCATCAAGGAACGCATCACCAATATCGATACCGTCGTCATTGGCTGCACGACCGTCCAGCATCAAGGTCAAGGACCCGCCGTTATATCCAATCGGATAATAGTCACAGCCGTCATCCTTGCTGGCAGTGTGAATGGAAAAATCACTGATTTCCTTTTCTACGCCTTCGCCTGTGGATTCTGCATTGATTTCACCAATGACTGTATCACCGTTTTCAAGTTCGTTCAATTTCAGATATCCCTTTACAGGCAAATCCCGTACATCCTGTAATGCAACATCCGTGATATCCAGTGTCTTGCCGGTATCAACGCTGCGCAGCGAATAGAACTTGCTGCCGTCATCGTAAGACAAAGGACTTTGCCCCATCGGAATACCGTCCGGCCAGGTAGTGTCAGGATTGTCCAGCGTGCCGGGCGTGAAATCCGGGAGATTCGACAACAAAGACCAGGCATTGATGGGTTCCGGGGTCGGTTCTGCTGTCGGTTCCGGTGTTGCCGTCGCGGCAGCCTGTGCTGCTTCGGCACTTGCCGCTGCGGCTGCCTGGTCTTTCCGTTCCTGAACCACAGATGTGGCACAGCCAGAAAGTGTCACAGCAAGTGCCATGGCAGCTGCGGTGATATTGATAATCTTTTTACTCATGCGCGTTTTACCTCCTTATGTTTACAGTTTTGCCTAATGCCGAGGAGTGAGAGACCCACCACGCCGATAAGCAAAGTGAGGAGTCCAAGTCCAAAAGCAAAGGCAATATATTGAATTACGTCGATGAGTTTAAGCCATTTCGCAATTGCAGCAAGCAAAAAAGCAAACAGGCCAAAGCAACCAGCCAGATAAATGAGCAAGCCAAACTGTGCAGTTCTGCTGAAAATCGATTCAAGTGTTTTCATGAAAAGCTCCTTTCTATAAATTCAATGGTATGCGATTCGCAAGAACCTGCAACAGGAAAACAAAAAAAGCTGCCCAGCCGAAACTGGACAGCCTATGTATGATTATATATTATCGTCTGTTATCTCGTTCTTGTCTCCTGCGTTCGCGCTCCTCATACTCTTTTTTCTGATACTTGAGTCGTTCATTCAGCAGGAAGGAGTTTTCATCGCGAGTCATTTGCAGTTTTACCTCGTACCAGCAGCCGTAAAGAAAGGCTGCCAGAATGCAGAAGCCAACGATTTTGACTAAGAGGTTGAAAAGGACGTTCACAATAACCGGAAAAATATAGCCGATGGCTTTGGCGATAAGCAGGATGAGCCCACCGAAGACAACGATTTTTGCGATTGTCTGAACAACGGGCGGGAAATCGCCCAGGACTTTGGAAATGGTATCGTTAATTTTGGTGATGATATTAGTGTTTTTGCCACCGTTGTTATTATTTTCTGCCATGTCGGTTCCTCCTTTTTGTGCCAATTATAGCACATATCAGCGCAAAGCGCTACATCCCGCACAAGGAATTTTTCTGTGCAAATGTCGAACAAAAAAATAATGCCGCCACCCTTTCGGATGACGGCAAGTGCTGTTATTTCTTTACGGGGATATTCTCGTCAAGAATAACATCGAAGTTGTAGTGCGGCATCTTAGATGCATCACCACCAGCAGCTTCGAGGGTCATGTAAAAGTCCTCGTCGTTCATTGCCTGCACGAGAGTGTTCATCTCGTCGCAGGTATGCTTGAGCATGGGGCCACGCTTGTTGCAGTACATCACAGCCGAAACAGGCTGAATGCCCTGTGCAACCATACCGTCCCAATGAGTCCGCAGCTCGGTTACAGACTTCAAAGTAGCAACGCCGCTCATGAAGTCATAAATCTTGCAGTGGGACTCGTCGATATGTTCCAGAACGTCGATACGAGTCCGGTTTGCGTACAGCGGGAACTGGAGCTCTACTTCATTCCCAGTGTCAGCAACCAACCGACTGGCGAATTCCTGCGCATACTTTTCAAGAGTGAGAGGCTCACTTTCGAGAGGCTTTACGTTCTCGGCAATAGCGTCGAAAATTTTACGCCATCCCTTGTCGCTCAGGTCGATATCCGACTTGTTGGCGAGGGTATTCAAGAACCCACGCGGCAGACCGGAAATATCAACAGCAACAACGCCGGTGAAAGCGTTGAAGGCCGGGTGACGAGCCTTGTCCCAGATGGTATCAAACTGAGCGGTGGCGATAACACGCTCGCCGAGCTGGATATCCAAGCCCTGCGTAAGCATGTTGTTCTGGTAGAAATGCTTCAAGTCATAGCCACCAGTAACAACACCTTTGGTCGCATCCGTATCCAGCTGACCACACTCAACCTTGACAGGAATCTCGTACCCATCATAGTCAACAGTGAAGTTCTTTTCCTTCTGCTTTTCCTTATACGGCTGGAAAATGGGCTTGACGAGAACGTCACAAGTCTTACCATTTGCCATATGGAAATCAGGAATCAGGATACGGGCGGGAGCAACGCCGGTAGCGTCAGGTGCCAAGTAATTGCGGTACTTGACACCAAAGTGCTCAGCCAGGCAGGTGCGCAGCACGTTCAGGCTGGTGACCCGGCTCTCGGCACAGCTGCCGTTCTTGGTCAGCATGGTGCTGGCAGTAGCCTTGTCCATCTCCACATAGATGATGGTAGAAGGAGCGCCAAGAGCCTTAAACTGCTCACGCATAACGACATCTGCCATAGGAATCTCTTCCTGCTCGGACATCGTCATGGTCGTAGCGAACGGGCCGTCAACGCGATGATAGCTGTCCTCTCCAGGCTGCTTGGAAGCGATGAACCAGGGATACTTGTTGCGAGTTGCAACAAGGATGAAGTTGTTTAAGCCAACACCGTGAATACACAGTGGGCCTTCATCGGTATGTCCATTACCAAACTGCAGGTTTTCCGGCAGCTTTTCCTTAGACATACCGTTACCCCAGTCGGCAATAACCACACCGATTAGGTTTTTGGCATGGCCTTTCACAATCGCGACCAAGATGTTAATGGCATCTCTGCAATTAGAAATGGCGTTATCAACCGGCTCACAAGCGGCATCGCTCATGGGTAACTTCTGGCGCGAAATAGCGTCAAAGTAATGGTTGGTGATGCCGACGTTGAAAGTGACGTTGTTATTCTTCTTAGCCATAATATAACCCCGTAACGTGGGGCCGTCGTGCTGCTCTCGAATTTATCTCCACAGCAATGTGAGCCCCATGTATCGGGGATGTTATTATTCCTTTTTGTCGGTTTTGCAGGAGCTATCAGCAATATCAGAAATTGCTTCTTTTACAGCTCCGAAAACATCAGTTGCTTTCAGAAAATCTTCTGCCAATCCTTTGATGTGGCTGTAGTTTTTGAAGACTTTCTTCACAATAAATGCGCCAACGATTGATACTACTGCCAAAAGCAGCAGAGCTTTCGCGGCCTCGGTCAATTTTACTTGCTCTAACAAGAGCGCGAGTATCACGCCATCTTTGCTCAGCTAGGTCTTAATTAGACTGTGAACGAATGAACCATAGCTAACTGCATATTGCTTAGCTTTGGTTTCGTGGTTGCTGATAATGGTGTCTACTCGCTAAATTATGTTTCGAATCATGATAATGTCCTCCTTAAAAAGGTTTGAAATTGTTATAGGGTATATATAAATACGCTCTTAACGCGGCGTTCGCGTGCAGGAACATTTATATAAACACATTAACGCAGTGTATACGTGCCATGCTGATTAGCATGACAATTCTATGTAATCAGCCTTTTCTTCGGCTGTCAGAAGTCCACGTTCCGTGGGATGAATCTATATTAAACGCAGAAAATCTGCGGGAATCCTCAAAAAAGAAAAAGGACAGAAACCCAATATGGGCATCTGTCCTTCTTCCAGGAGGAATATGAACTATGGCAAATCAATGATATCTCTGTTACATTATCTATTCTATGGGTATCGCACACGCCGTCAAGAAATTAGATGTATTTTTTGAAAAAAGTTTGCACGCGTGAAAGTTGCCAAAGGATTTTGCTGCACGGCGTGTAAGTTTATTTTGTGATACGCAAAACACGCGATATTTCGTATAAAACAAAAAAGCCGCCCACCCGGTAAAGGGCAAGCGGCAAGAGGTTAAGATTTGATGTACAAGGACGTTCCCTTAAACGGATTCAAGAGACCGGGCTTATATTTAGTGCGAACATACTCTGCAATTTCGGTATCCGGCATTGCGTTCAGAACGTCAAGCCAACACTCGGCATTGATAGCCATGAGGCCACCCATGCCAAGAGCATTTTCACAACGCCTGATGTCAGAAGCAAATGCGGTGTGAAATTCGCAGGATTCCGCAGCCTTGATGATGCGGTCAAAGTCGTACATACCAAGACCTCCTCACTGGCACAGAGCTTTGAGGTCATCCTCACTCAGAACAGGCACACCCAAAGCGTTCGCCTTATCGAGCTTGGAACCGGCAGCTTCACCGGCAACGAGATAGCTCGTCTTTTTGGAAACACTGCCGGAGACCTTGCCGCCATGTGCTTCGATGTAGGTTTTGGCTTCATCGCGGCTCATGGAAGGCAGCGTGCCGGTGATAACGAACGTCTTACCGGATAGCGGTGCGGATTCATCGTTAGCACCTGTTGGGGTATGGTAGTCGAGATTGACACCTGCATAGCGCAGCGCAGCAATCTCCTGCTTGAATTCAGGGCCGGACAGCATCACGTCGAGCGCAGCATAGATAGCGTCAGAGAAGCCAGGAATGTTGCACTCTTTAATGGTATCCACATTAAGGGTAGACAGCGTCAGCAGACTGCCGTTCGTTGCCTTGCACTGAGTAAACAGCGCTCGAGCCACATGGCCACCGATAAGACGGTAGCCAAGTGCTTTGAGAACACGGTCCGCATTCTGACTCTTGGATTTCTCAATGGAATCGAGAACTTTGTCAACGACTTTTTTGCCGTACATTTCGACAAATTTGGTGGTGTTCATGTACAGCTTATAAAGGTCAACGGGGCTTTCGATGAGCTTGTTGTCAACCAAGTACTGAATCATCTGAGGGCCAAGTCCCTTGATGTCCATGCAGGGCTTCGAGGCAAAGTGGATAACGCGATTCACAGTCTTTGCCGGGCAAGCGCCATTGGTGCAGTAGAGGTCCACAGAACCGTTGACCGGTGCGATAGGCGCACCGCATACGGGGCAGACCTGCTTTGTCATGTCGTAAGGTACGGCATCAGCCGGGCGTTTCTCCAGCTCCACCATCGTGATTTTCGGGATGATGTCGCCGGACTTGTGCAGGACAATCGTGTCACCGATACGGATATCCAAAGCCTTGATGAAATTGGCGTTATTGAGCGTTGCACGTTCCACGCGGGTTCCAGCGAGCTGAATCGGGTCAAAGACAGCAACAGGAGTGACGCGGCCAGTACGACCCGTCTGCAGCTGGATGTTGCGCAAGACAGTTCCCTTTTCCTCTGCGGGATACTTGTATGCAATAGCCCATTTCGGGGTTTTGGTGCGCTCGCCCATCTTCTGGCGAATGCTCAGTTCATCGACTTTGATAACTGCGCCGTCAATCGGGTAATCGATATCATAGCGCTTTTCCTCAATGTCGTGAATGGCTGCCAAGATGCTATCAATGTCATTGCAATGAGCGTAATAGGTGGTCTTAAAACCGCAGACGTCACGCAGATAGTTCAGCTGGTCACAATGATACGGGCTGAACTGTGCTGCATCACCATTGTTGACGCTCTGAACATTGAAAACGAACACCTGCAGATTGCGTTCCCGTGCAATGGCCGGGTCAGACTGACGCAGAGAGCCAGCAGCGCAGTTGCGGGGATTCGCAAAGAGCTTCTTCCCTGCTTCCGCCTGCTTTGCATTGGCTGCTTCAAAGTCCTTTTCCGACATATAGCACTCGCCACGGAGTTCGATTTTGCCGATACCCTTGGGCAGCTCGATGCTGCGAGGCAGGCAAGTGAGGGCTGCGACATTGGCGGTCACATCCTCACCGACATGGCCGTCACCGCGCGTCGAAGCCTGGGTCAGATAGGCAAGACCATCGTCAGAACGTTCGTAGACAAGAGACAAGCTCAGACCGTCGATTTTGCGCTCCACAGAGAAGGTCACATCGGAGTATTCAGCTTTCACCGAATCCACAAAGCTGCGGACCTCATCATCGGAAAACACATCAAGCAGAGAAAGCATCGGTACACGGTGTTCAACCGGAATACCGAGAACACGCTTGCCGCCAACAACCTGTGTAGGGCTGTCAGCGGTCACGAACTCAGGATGTGCCGCTTCGATATCACGAATCTCGTGCATCACGGAATCGTATTCCTCATCCGTTACAACCGGAGCATCCTGCTCATAGTAGGCGGCACTCCATTCTTTAGCCTTTGCGCAGAGGCTGTTGTAGTATTCTTTGGAAGAAATAGGCAGATTATTGTTAGACATAATATTTTACCTCACGTATGTTATTTTTTTGTTTTTTATAGCGTAATGGTTTGCGACTCAGTAGTAGCCTGGCTGACATCTTCAATACCATCCACAAAAACTGTTGTTCTGATAATGATACGGAAAGGAACGCCCTTTTGCCAGGTGGTGTTTGCACGGAGTTCATCCACCAGGCCAATCAGTGCCTGCATCTTGAGCATTTCGATGGTATAGCGAGTCGGAATCATGGTTCGGGTCGTCTCGAGATAAAAATGCCGATTTTTCTCATTGTATCCGAGAGAATCGTTCGTAACATCCATTTTTGCAACAACGGTGTAGTCGCTTTTAGGGATATCCTCAAACGGTTCCAGAGACTTATCCAATTCTACCATGCGTTTATCGAAGTCTGCAATAATGCGGGCTTTTGCTTTTTCGTAAATTTCGCTTGCCTGCCGAACCTGCTCCCGATAACACTTCACACACTCTTCTTTCGTGTAGAAGATGTTGATGGAAGTACCAGAGTTGCAGCGATACCCGGTTTTATCCATGGGAGCAATGACGGTTGAAGAAATCTTGCCCTTATTTACCGGCCGAAAATAGACCGGAGAATAATAGATGGTTTTGCTCGTTTCTTTTGCATCCGTAACAACAACGGGGGTAGGTTTGATGTTACGAATCGGTCCTTTGGTCGGCTCCGCATTTGCGCGATAATCGCAAATCCAAGCCATTTTGCCGAGGACGTTTTCAAGGTTCTCAACATAATCGTACATGCCGAGGTTATTGGTCTGGCGCGTAGGATTCTTTTCTCCAGAACCCTTAATCATCAGCTTGACGCCGTTTTCGGCGAGGTATTCATTCAGCTTCATAATGCTATTCCCTTTCTATGATTGTTATTTTATCGGGCCTTTGTGAGTACGGCAACGACCAGCTCCTCGTAGTCTTCGATGGCACAGTAGATGTCAGCGAAACCATAGGCGTGGCCACGGTCGTAGGCTTTCTGCCAGAGGATGGTTGCAGCCTTTTTGGAAATGCTGCGTTTCGTTTCGGCTTTGATGTCTTCCTGAATTTGAAGTTCGATAGCTTCCGTGATGTGTTCGATTTCTGCATTCTGCGCCTTCTTCAGCCGAGAGCATTCCGCATCCCAGGCTTTCTGTCGGCGAACGACCTCTTCCCTGTTCCAGCGCACCGATTTCTCTTCGTCGATGATTTCACCGTCTTTTGGGCGTTTAGAGTTGGGCTTTGTAGGTCTCTTCCAAGCGGTTTCAAGTCGGTTGCCAAGAGCCGTCCATATACTACCCATGATAACACTCCTTTTTTCTTGTACGCAAAAAGGCGAACCTCCCGGTGTGGGAAGTCCGCCTTAAAGCGAAGTGTGAATTGTACGAGCACACAGTGTGCTTAGTAGATGGTATCTATCGTACAAGCTAAATTATACGGGTCTCGCACGAAAACGCAAGATTATTCATCCATTGCTACAGTCACCAAACAGCAAATTATATGCTTTTTCGATTTCAGAATCAGACATGGCCTTCCCTTTTTCTTCAATGCTGTGCAGAATTAGAGTCTTGTCGCTCTCCTCATCCGGCACGAAGCCAAGAATCACATCCAGCTTGTTGCGATTCTCGTCCTGTGCAAGATACTCTTTGATTTCGGACCACTGCGCATCGCGCTGGTTCAGAGCGTCAACGTTCTGGACACAGAACGGGTTCTCACTTTGCGGCATAGAACCGGCAAGGTATTTGGTGTCATTGCAATACATCTTGATAAGCCGGACTATATAGTTCCGCTCTGCTTTGGTTCTTGCAGTCAGAATGTTGCTTGCGCTCTGGTACTTGTAGTTATCCCCAACAGCTTCCAACGACTCTGCAATCTGTCGAAAACTCAGCATTTCGTTTGTGGCCTTGTCATGCTGCGACACGGTGGAAGCATAGTATCCTTGTTCCGTTTCGTTTGCTTCTACCACGGCAGCGAGATTCGAGTCAATATGGATGAGCCGTTCACTGTTATCCCCTTGCGCACGAATTGTGTTGTTCACTTTCGCAATCCAACTGTCAGTTTCCGTAGCATCATCGCCCGCATAGAGGTAGGTTACAATATCCGGGTTAGTAGGGTTCGGAAGCTCCGCACAAGCCAAGGTCAGATTTCGCCCGTATTCTTTTGCCTGAAGGTACATGTTCGGATAATCGTCTTGTATTGTCTGAGCGATTGCCTCAACCTCGGCCTCGTCTTTTTCAATGACAAGGCCGACAGTGGCTACCTGCTCTTCAATGTTGAGCTGTTTCAAAATATCCTCAAGGTCAAATACAATAGCTTCTTTGTTGTTTGTATAGAACCGGATTTTCATAAATTAGGGCAAGGAGACCCGCGACTTCAGTCGTGGGAGGAATTGCCCGTTCACATCCTTTCAATTAAATAATTTGTTGCGGGCTCTAAAAGTCGCAGCTTTTTGAATGTCACGCCTTTAGAGACGCTTGTGCCATCCAGCTTTTTAAGCGTAAAGCTCCCCGAAGAGCGACGCCCGGAAACGAAGCATTCTTGCTCTTTGTAGAGGACCTTATCCCACAAACGGTAACCTTCAACGAGATAGGGCATTTGGCTTCTTTTACGGATACCCTTTTTAGAGAAATTTGCTTTATGAGTTTGCCGATTATGGTGTCTGATAGCCTTTGTACGGTAGCAAACGCTGCAAGGTTCAGCCAGTGGATGCTTGCTAATACAACGAGCATCGTTTGTATGGCTCTTCTTGATGTCATTTTGCTCACGGCGCATTTTAGTGATATAGCCATAAGTTCCCTCAACAGGGATAGGCAGCTCTTCTTTCAAACGTGCCATTAAGGTTTTGCGCATGATGCCCATGAAAGCAGCATCACGAAGAGGCTTGCCGCGTTCCTTGCCGTCAAGGGTTACTTTTCCTTTGTGAAGGTTCTTGTGGCATGTGGTACACAAAGTAACAAGGTTGCTTGGAGCGTTGCCACCAGTCTTACGGCTTTCGAGATGATGCACATGCAGCTTGACTACTTTTTCGGCAGTATTATGAGCACCACAGCATTGACAAGTGTAATGGTCACGCTTCAAGACATACTGACGAACATTGTATTCGTCATACATCTCACCAAGCTGATAGTCGGTTCCTACCGGTAGAGGCTTTCCGGCGAGCATTGCCTTCAAGCGCTGTGTATCAAACTCTGCTGTTTCTACTCTTACAAGAGAGATAGGCAAAATTTTACAGATACGCTTAATGACGGTGATGTGCTCTTGAATTTTTACTTCTACTGAAGGTGCCAGCCAGCCTTTATGTTTGCTATGTACACGGTTATCAAATCTTGGTGCGCGGTAACGGGTCTTGCGGTAGCGTCTTGAGCGGCGGTTCTGCTTGCGCGTAGAAAGCAATTTCACCACATCGCTGCGAGGAGTAAACTCTTCGCTGTAAAGTTCTCGCTTTTCCGTAGATGCAGATAAACCGACATGTTTACTGCCAGCATCAACACCCAAAGTGATAGGTTGTTTGTATCCCGCACTTCCGTACAGGAGCTTGATGGTAAACGGTGTGCGCCTTACAACGCATGCTTTTTGCTGCTTTAATAGCAGACGAGCCTTTCCGGGTGAGCACGGCATCAAGGGCTCGCCGTGCTTGTTAAGTACATACACATATTGCATGATGCCATGCTCCTTTCGATAAAATAGCAGCTAAAAAGAAGCTGCTCGCTCCTCCGAAGAGGGTAAAAATCCTTCCCCAAGGTTATAAACGGCTTGATGCAGCCACACCTGTCGGCTTTGCCTCAGCTTTACGTGATGTGTTGCCTTAGAGCGCACGGCTAGGATTTACACCGTACGGTAACTGTCTATTCGCTTATAACGGGGCGCAACTTAATGCGCATAGGGTAGTCAACATATCCTTACGGACACTTCTAAAGTGTAGACTTGCCGGAGCAAGCCCGCGACTTTAGTCGTGGGTTATTGACAGATTTTCCTCCTGGCAACAATAAAAAAGGCAGGCCCTCGGTTGGAAGGTCTGCCAAAAAACAGTTTGAGAATTGCAAAAAGGTCATTGTGTGGCTTTGACAGCTGCGTTTATCACTGTGTAGGCAATATCCAGGAGCCGAAACGCAAGAACTCCAAAAGATAATGCTACCAGCAAAAAGCAAAACACAAATTTTAGTTTGTTCTTACCCTGGAAATAGTACATTCCAAAGCAGGACGCGATGAGAACGCAGAGAAACACAACGACCCAAATAATATCAGCCATTGTCCTGTTTTTGATTCTGCTGAGTCGGCGGGGTCTTGACTTCAGCAGGAGCATTCGGAGTCTGATACTGAACATTCTGGCTCGGCTCTTTGGGAGTTTCGGGGGTCTGGTACTGAACAGTACTGGGGTTGTTCTGCTGTTCGGCTTTCTTTTCCTCATATTTGGTCTTGAGCTGAGAATAGGAATAGCCATCCTGCGGGATACCGTGATACTCATAATGGCCGAAAGCAAGAATTATGTTGAACACCGGATTCAGAAGGCAAAGACCAATCGTGAAACCAATACCTTCACCGAACGCAACAGCTTTCTTGTAGTTGGTGATAGCACCGATGATGAGAGCAACGACCAGGAACAGATTGCCGAGCAGCGGGATACCGGACAAAAGGCTCAGCACGACCGGAATCAGAAACAGCCAGCCGTTGCCCCAGTAGAGATTGAACTCAATGTAATTGCTGTAGAACGGGACGATGGATGCCCAGCCAGGCTGCCCGGCTTTCTCGAAAATCTTCCAGTTTGCAACAATTTTGAGTACAAAATACGCCACTACCAAAAGAATCACCGTGTAGAGCATTTCGCCCAATAGATTAAGAGCGCTGTAAGAATTATACATTTTATATCCTCCTCTTTCGGCATATGAAGCCGGATTATTCCTTCACTAAGTTCTTTGCCTGCCGCTGCCGTTCCGCAAGTTCTTTGCCGCGTCTGACCAGTTCCGCATATTGCTCTTCGGTCAGCTTGCGAGGCGGCTTGATTTTGACCCATTTCTTGGGCATATCTGCCTCCATACACCAGTCCTCATCCCGCGTGATTTTAACAGCATCAGGGTACTCTTTCGCAAGCTCTTTCAGCTGCGCCATGCGGGCTTTGTTGCAGGTATAGTAGGATGCTTTTTTTTCCGCATCATTGAACGTGATGATGGTTTCGCGTTCCCAGGGGCCGTCAGATGCCTGCGTGGCCACTTTTTTATCGGGCATGATTTTTCTCACCTCAATCGAATAAAATTGCCGATATAGCAGGGCCTTTGCAGATGTACCCGCTCGCCTCGGCCCATTTCGGCGTCATGAGCTTTCCGTTGGCCTTTACAAGCACCATCTTCCGAGCAGAGGTGCTCAGGAATTCTGCCGGAGCCCAGTTATTTCGCACAACGACGATAGCATTGTCGTCCGCGTTCTCAAGCATATGCTTCAGCTCTTTTACCGTCACCGTGTCACCTCCCGTTCAGTACATCGTCCAGTGCCTGCAAAAAAACTCTGGATTCCTCATTGATTCCGCCGCGACACAAAACCTTCGCAATATCGTCAAGTCCTACCAGGTACATATTCTCTTCGCCCATATACCCCTGCGGCCAGGGGACCGCATAGTAGTTGTGCGGAATAGAACTCGTGTCATAGCCGACCACAATATATTTCTGGTCTGCAACATTTTTCACCGTCAAGATAGTCCCAAGCGGTAATGCATCTTTCATGGAATGAGTAGTTGCAGGCATGATTCTCTGGATTTTCAAAACAGCACCTCCCTAATTTCAATTTTATGAGACTCGCACATTTGCGCAAGAAGACGAAACAACAAAAAAGCGGCCGCTCCCGAAGGAGCGACCGCAAAGATACGAGTCAGATATTATTCATGGGAATCAGCCTTCCTGAAATCAGAAAGTTGATTCTCAGTGGAACACTGCACGAAAGAAGTTTCCTTGCGCGGATTCACAAAAGCGTCTGTGGTCGCAAACGCATTGCCAAAACTCATATCACAGAAGACAACGTGTGCGCTCTCATCGTCAGAAGCACGAGGCGCAAAGCTGGTACATGCAAACCAATCCAATTCATCCTGCCCCTGTTCATCATAGAGATAAATGACGGGAGCCGGAATGTTGGGCGTCGGCATAGCCAGTGAGCCAACCTGCATTTCATTGACGCAGAGGTCGATGGGCGGGTTTCCATTTTGGTAATCCCACTCGGCGTAAGACTGGGCCCTGATGGTGGTGTCGCCATCATCTACCTCGATGCCAAGAGCAGCGATATCGAATGGAATACCGAGCTTCTCCTTGATTTCTTCCGGGGTGAAAGTTAGGAGCTTACCGTGTTCGCCTTGGATGTAGAGCTTCATGGCTTACTTTTCCTCCTTCTTCTTGTCGGCGTTCAGAATCTTTTCCAGAACGTCGTTGTAAGTATCATCGAGGAATCGACCGGTTTCTTCATCTGCTTCCGGAGCGGCGAAAGCACCGTCTTCTTCAGCTGCATCCTGTACAGCGTCGAAGACACCGATTGCGCCCCAAAGTTCATCGGCCAGAAGGTCATAGCCGAGGTTCTTCACTTTTGCCGACAAGTCAATCAGCAGCATTTTTTGCCGAAAGAACTCGTTCATATCCAAGCCGATGTAGGGTTTCGCTGCAGTATTGTTTTTCTGAGACTTTACTTTGAAAATGCCCCAGTCAAAGTTGCTGTCTGCGCCGTACATATACCCGGACGCAAGGCAGAAACCGTCTGCTGCACTGTCCTCAACGTTGATACCGACTTCATAATCGCTGCCGGAATCTTCGTCAAGGTCAATCGCATAACCTGTTGCCTTTTCGTACTCTGCCTCAATGTCAGTTTTCATGGCTGCCAGTAGAGCGTTGAAATCGGTATTCTGAGAAAGCAAGTTCATGCTTTCGCCTTCCTGATTTTTGATAAGAATGAACATAGTATTTACCTCCTGATAATTAAATCATGCTATCAGACAATTTGTCGATAGTCGCTGTGATGGTTTCGTTTTCCATCTGAGCCATACGCTCAAACAGATGAGACCAGTCGATGGCATCATGGACACGCATGACAAACGCATCATAGGTGCCACTGGCCTTCATCATTTCAATTTCAGACTCATAGCAGCCGGACTCCTCAAGCATGAACTTGATGTCGTCGGTTGGGTTGATTTGTATTGTTGCTTCGTACTCATTCATTTTGATTATTTCCTTTCTTTTATACGCAAAAAGGCGAACCACCCAAATGGGAAGTTCGCCTAAAGCGCATTGTTAAAAGTGTGCGAAGGGCAGGATGCCTTTTCGATATCTGTTATCTATCGTACAATTTATATCTTAACCCGTTCGCATAAATCCGCAACAAAAAACCGCTACCAAAATGGGCAGCGGTAATGAAAAATTAAATTTCAGCGCAGAACATCGCGAGCTTTTGCCACAGCAAATAGGTGCTGGTTTTCATGCGTACCTTTTCAGGAACGCCAGTGACGAGACACCATTTATGGGCAGTAGCTTTGATGCGGGGAATCTGCCGTTGTTCAGTTTCATTGAACATCTTGTTGTACATTCTGCGGCGACGTCCAGAATTCCAGCGCACGCCCTCCATAGTCTCGCAAATGAGAGCGTAGGCCAAATGGTTTTGGGCTTCTTCGTGAGTCAATGTAACCATCGTTTTCATGGCTGTCACCCTGCCTTTCTCTCATTGCGAGCCATATGCAGCGCATAATCAAGAGCATCGGGGTCGTCGGCCAAGAACTTGGTCTTTTTAAGAGTTCCGAGTTTTGGATGCTTCAGAATCATGTAGTTCCCTTTATCCTGGAAGAGAGAGCCCTTGTCATAGACCAACTCAACCTTTTCAGCGGACACTGCATAGTGGCGAATGCGGTCACATTCATCAGCATAGTTGATGGGAGTAATATAGCCGATTGGCTTGTTTTCTTCCATCCCTGTCACAGTGACCAGAAAAGCCTTAATGGTCCGGGCTTCTTCCTCTTCCTGCTCATCATAGTATTTGAACGTGATGAACATGGGAGTATCTTTCTTGTACGCATCTTCCTCAGGGCAGAGATACGTTCCACAAGAGCGGCAGAACCAGAGCATCGATACGGGCTTTCCAGTTTTCTGCGCTTCTTTTGCATAGCGCTTAAAAATCTTTATGTCCAGCTTGAAATCCTCGATGTAATGCTCAACCGTGCTTTTCACGATGAGTTTCAGAAAATCACAGATGGAAATAGCGGTCATAGTCATATTGGAAGTCATAATAAAAATCTCCTTTTTTAGTCAGCCATGACCTTGGAAACATTCATGTCATAGCGGTTGAACTTAGAAATATAGTCAAAAATGGTATTTACTTGAGCTTTTGTTGCGGTTTTGGTCTCATCCATATCGAGGAATGTATTGCCCATCGAAGGATTACGAATGGCAATCCAACCGCGTTTATATAGGAAATCGAGACCCTTGCCGCTCCAGTCATACGCCATATTGAGAACTTCATGGTCAGAAAGACCAAACACTTCTCGATTGCGCATGATGATGCGGCCAGCCAGGGCAGCGTGCTCGCCAAACTCGCAGGCATACCAGGTGCCATCGGGAGCAATCAGACCATATTCGGTCAGCTGATGCTGAATGGGTCTATCACTGATATAGCTGTTGTACAGTCGCTGACGGCGTTCAACGGATGTGCCTTTCATGTTTGCTTCAATCCAAGAGGCAAGCTTGGTCCAAAAATCGGTTTTGTAGAATTCCGGGTTGGATTCCTGCTCAGGAAGCGGTTCGCCATTGAATTCTGCAACAAGGTCTGGGTGGGTAAAAAGCCATGCACCGTTGTTGAATGCATCAGAATAACCCGTTTTTCCATAGAGGAAGCACTTGATACCGTCATAGCTGCAATCGATATAATGATGTTTTGCATTGGTGCAGAGCGTTTCATAGCTATCAGTCATAGCAAAGCGGTCAACATAATTGAGCGGATGTGCAATCATATCCTCACGAATTTGATTGACCAGCATCTTGCGTTGAAGCTCCTCAACCTTCTGCCCGAGGGAACGAACATGAACATTGTCATCGACAAGTTCAAACTCATTGACACCAACAAGTTTTTTCCGGCCTTCGATAATGTCCTGGCAAACATGCCTTTTTTCTTCCTCGTTGCCACCCATCATGCAGGAGAGCAGCAGCTCCTCACACTTTTTATACGGCTTGTCCATATTCCAGAACCAGTCACGTGCAATGGCGGTGAGGAACTCACCATCCATACTGAAATGTAGTTGTTCACCCATGTTGGGTAACCTCCCCAATTGTTATGTGTTGTTCTCGACAAAGTCTTCGCATTCCTCGCTGGTCAAAACCACGCCGAAATAGGCAACACGCTTGACGGTGGTTTCCCACACGCGAACGGTGCGTGCCATTGGCTGAACGACCCAGGAATGACAGCGCCAGAGCCCGTCTTCGGAAAGAGCATACCCCGTTGCAATAAAGCACCGCTCTTTGTTCTCATACCAGAGTCGTGCAGAATTGTAATGGCACTGGCAATCCTGACCTTTCCTCATATAGTTGCTGCCATAGAAGAATTGGCCGCGTTCAAGGATTTTGGAAGCATCTTCATCGAACATCGTCATGCAAACTTCATCCCCGCCAAAGGTGAGAATTTTGTCGTGCAGTTCCTTCATGTCACCGAGCGTCTGAGCATTGAATCCAGAAGAGGTGTTGTAAATTTGGCTTTTGGTAAGCCGCACTTTCCAATCCTCGTTCATTGGGTTCCAATGAACAGGGACCGGCATTTGGTCGGCTTCAAAAACCGGATGCTTGGCACTGTTCCAGCTCTTCATGCTGCATTCTCCTTCCGATGAGCGGCTGTGGCTTTTTGCTCTTGAGGTTTGATGACTTTGAGCAAAATACCGCAGCACTGATTCAGAGCAAAAATGCTCAAAACCAGAGTCACGATATTGGTCACGTTCAAGCTCTGTGCCAGGGCACAGACGTTCAAAAGGATTCCAAAGAGGAAAAAGACGGCGAGAAATGCAACAACGGCGTTAATTATCTTATTCATGTTCATGGTATTTTCCTTTCTGCTCACTCAATGGAGCATATCGATGATTTTTTCTACGAGTGCATCGTCTGTCACGAACTGGTTACGCCCCACAACGCCAAGGTCATTGGAGGAGAAATCCTTCATATCGGCGGCATAGCGAATCAGATTTTTGTCAGACAAAGGCTGATAGCAGCTCTTCTCTGTACAAATGTAGACACACTTGTCGTTGAGCACGTTCTGGATGTGCCCGGAACAGCCAACGCGTTTACCGTTGACGGTAATGTTGTGCAGATTGTGGGTCAGCAAAAGGTTGGTGCTTTCAGCTTCTTTTACCTTTAACTGGTTCAAGAGCTTGCGGGACAAATAGACGGTTGTTTTCATTGCGACTTTCTCCTTTTAGAAGTACTTGTAAGCGGCAGTTAAGCGTTTGCGGTACAGGTCCATCGTAGTCAGACCACCTGCATAGACTTTGCGGGAAGAGATTGCCACGTTGGTTCCCGCTTCCATATGGGAGAAGAACATCGAAAGGCAATCTTCCAAACTGTCGCTGGTAGTGAGGGTTTCATACACCGGATACGAGTATTTGGCGGCTTTGCTGTATGTGCTGTTAAGCTCATACGCGAAGAACATTACCTGTCCCGTAACGGTGTTGGGGTCATAGCCATTGCCATAACACCAGTTGAAAAGGTCTGTCTTGCGGCTGTAAGTCCATTGCAGGAGCCCATAGCCGCCATCCGAAGGGTTTTCGGCTGAAGCGTTAAGACCACTCTCCATTGTCATGCAGCCCATTACTGCAGCAGTACCGGCCTTAGAAAGACCAGCGGACCGCAGAGCTGTGTAGATTTCCAGCTCATTGTCGTCAAGATTATCTGGAATCGTTTCAGTTTTCGGCTCGGGCTCTTCGATAGCTGCTTCTGCGGTCTCAATCTGTGGTTCCGGTTCTGCAGCATCGGAAGATTCAACCTCAGCCCCAGCAGTTGTGATTTCCTCCTGTGCTTCTTCAGAGGTCTCCATCATCGGGAACGCCTCATCGAGTTCATTCACTGTTTCAATGGGAGTGGAAAACGCGACAGGTTCGGTTTTGGGAGCTATGTTTTCCTCTGCGTGTGCAGGAACAGAAAGCATAAAACCCATGCAGGCGATGATGGTAAAAATACACATCACCGCGACGACAATCAGGACATGCTTGTTCCGAAAAATGCTGTTATTATTCTTTTCGACTTTCATTTTGTGACTCCTTTTTTGTGTCTTTTCCTTGTAGCGAAAGATTGTGATTTGAGATTTGTGGTTTGTTTTGAATTCCTCCTTTTTCTGTAAACAAAAAAGGCAGGCCCATCGTGAAGATGAGTCTGCCTTGAATGAGAACAGAATTATGAATTGTACGAGCACGCAGTGTGCCAAGTAGATGTTATCTGTCGTACAACTTTTATATTATGGAATTCGCAAGGATACACAAGAGCTTTTGATGTGCTTCTTTTTCAGGCTTCGTTAAGCCACTTCTGAGTGATATCCATGAGTTGATTCTGAAATTCCGGGTCCGGCAAGGTTTTGCTGTCTGCCCAAATTGAGTTACGGACGATTGGGTAATTGTATACAATGCCGTCAACGATATAGGGCCAAAGCACCACTTCACCGCTCACAAGCCAAAGTTTCCGGATTTTGACGGGTTTTTCGTATCTTGTAAGCCAGCATTCACTGGTTACGACGGAATCCGCCACATATTTCTGCGTTTCTTCCTCGGTCAAAAGATTCGGGTCATCGTCCTTGATGTTGTACATCCGTACAATGAACGGTAACGGCATGTCCTTAGAATATTTCTTGTTCTCCCGCAGTTCAGCGAGCAGGAATTTTGAGACAAAATGCGCGATACCGATGCTGGTCAGGCAGTCATCGAGGGTGTGCCCAAGACAAATTCTTGGGATTTCCTGGTCCTCCCCTTTCATCCGATTCGTTGGTATCTGCGGGATGACATCGTCCGGCAGGTATCCGGTATCTGCCATGATGTGATAAAGAATCATTGATGTTTCCTCCTGAAATAAAAAAATAGCAGGCCCTCAAAAAAGAGAGTCTGCTTTGTTTGCACGATGAATCGTTCGTTCGAACTTGCTCCTATCGTGCGGTTGATATTTTGCTGAGTTTGCACATGCAGCCCCAACAGGCATCGTTCAGAACGTCTTGTCGTTGGGAACTTGCAGATACATCCAGGACTGTGGTGCTCGCTTAACGCCAAGCTCTCGCAGGGATACATCCAGAGATTGGATGTCAGAGACGTTCCAACCATATAGAGTGCCAGACTTATTGCCGTATGCAATCAGCTCGTTTGCGGTAAGGCAGCTGTTCTTCACGAATTGAGCGGTCTTTTCGGTCGCTTTTGTGCCAATAGCATATGCCGGGAGTTCACGCAGACAGTCGAGCGTATCGATGTCCCGGCAAACAAATGCAGCAGTTACTTTTCCGGCACCAACATCAGCTTTCGTCTCGTAGCAGAACACCACAAAAGGATAGCTGATTTCCCACGGCATGGTTTTTCGGACCTCAATGGTCTTTTCTCCGCTCAGAATCTTTTCAAGCCATTGCTTTTTGATGCTGAGAAGAACCGCTTTGTTCGAGTTGATTTCAAGGGCTTTATTAGTATTTGAATTAAGCATTGTCATGCTCCTTTCACGCTTCTTACGATTGCCACATCGGCTTCATTTTTGCTGTTGGCAAGAACCAGAGTAGGCTCAATCCAGCGAACTTCTAGGCGGTTGCGTCCCTCACCGACCCAATAATGATGCCAGTGAGCGCGGCGCACATGAGGGCGAACGCTGTGACTGCTGCCACAATGGGAAAAGCTTTCGGCACAGGTTGCATTAGCAGAACGCATTTGCTGCTCGAAGCTTTTCCCGATAACGTAACCGACATCAAAAACAAAAATAACGGCAGAACAGCAATGCCGCCCTACCGCATGAGTAATGGGTTGTGATTCATTTGATTCATTTGTTTTTTTGGAACGTTACCATTTATGGAACGGGTTCAAAAGTCCGGGACGGTATTCGTTATCGACATACATCTTGATGTCGTTATCGTCCAGGGCATCCAAAATGTTCATCCAGCATTCCGCTTCGACGCGCATTTCACCGTCCATTTTCAAGGCCCTGTCGCACTGAACTAAGTCTGCTCGAAAAGAGTTCACATAGAAGCAATCTTTTGCGGCAGCTGCGAACCTGGTAAAGCTGTTTTTGGTATTTGTGGTCATAATCTTCATCCTTTCTAAAATATTTTTCTAATCAATACATAAAAAATAAGCAGGCCCTCAAAAGAGAGTCTGCTTACAAGCGCATGACAGATTGTTAATGTTCAGTTAGGAGGTAAGTGATGGTATCTGTTATGCAATTATTATTTTAGGCGGTTCGCACATTCGTGCAAGTGGCTTTTTAACTTCGTTTGTTTTTGGGCATGGTGTTAGTCCAACCCTTAGATTTGTGCTTTTCAGAGCTGTCGCCTTTGAACATTTCGGATACTTTGCTGCCATCGTCTTCCGCATGAGCAATATATTCAGCCGCAAGAATTTCATACTGTGCGCGGGAAATCCCGGTTTGCTCTGTAAAATTTATGAATTCATGTTCAAACGCCAAACTGAGTGTTATTAAGACGCGATTGGCAAGTTCTTGCCGGAATTCATCAACGGTGCCATCAAATTTTATTGTGCTGTCGTCCTCATCATCATTTGTGAAATCATCAGCCGCAGCATTGACGGCGTCGCCAAAGAAAGTGGTCATCTCGTATGCCATATCGGAAGGACTGATGTCCGGGATACCATTTTCGTCTTTGTCGTTCAGCTTTACTTGAAGCATCCCCCGCATGATGCTGTAGCGCATCAGCAGCACTGACATCGTGCTGTTGGGTTCAAAGTTCTCAATTTCCTTCTCAAGCATTTTTTGCTTGCTTGCGACAATTTTATAGTTTGCTTTCATGTGGAACTCCTTTATTTTGTAGGTTTCCAGATTTATATGTTGACGCAGACATATTGCCAAGATTGCGGTGGGCGCTTTAACCCGAAATCAGAGAGCTTCTTGTCGAGCGGCTGCGTGCTTGCCACATTCCTTTCTTGACACCCTCCCATGGTTGAAACCGTGGGCTTTCCCGGTCTTCATTTTGTTTGATACCTCCCGAATTAGATGCTTCCAAAAGCCTCTTCAACAGCGCGGGTTGTCATGCAGATGCGTTTCTCGCTGCTGTGCTCTGCATTCCAATTCCGTGCGACATCATTTGCGGTTAGTGTTGCAGAAAAAATCTGAATACTATTTCTGTTTTCAAAAAGTTTGTTGCAGATAGCAACAGCATCTGCGCGACTCATATCCTTGAACCAAGTCTTGATGATAACTTTATAAATCAGGTCGGTTTCTGCGGCCTTGACGGCTGCTGCCATCTCTTCGTCGTCATTCAATCCGCTGCGCTGCGCACCGCCAAAAAGTGCAGCCATGTCACTTGCGATAAAGCTATCGCCATTATCCCACATCTGCTGATAAGCGTTAATGATACGCTCGGTTTCGAGCTTATTCGATTCGTTTGCTTTTGTAAGGATATCGGCATTGATGCTGTTAATAATAGTGTTAATCATTTTGTTCTTCTCCTGCTATAATTGTGTGTTTATCGGTTCTCTCTACAACTTTCATGTCGGTGTCCTCCAAATGCAAGGCAAGTCAAGCACCTTTACCATAAACTCGTCTTACGGTAGCCACCGGAACCTCACGTTTCCCTTCCGGTAGTACAAAAGTCGGCTCTATCCAGCGGACTTCCAGGCGTGTCCGGCCTTCTCCGACCCAATAATGATGCCAATGAGCACGGCGGACATGAGGTCTGACTGTACGGCCCGTGCCAGTTGCCGTAGATTTCTGATATTCTGTACCGGAAGCCAGCTGCTTTTCAAAGCTCTTCCCGATTACAAAACCGACATTATAGGTTTTGATGTTGACTCTTTTAGGAGCTGCACCAGGTTTGGAAACAAGGATGGGCCGCTTCTCTTTCGGGATTTTTACCTCTTTGATTTCTGCGTTTTTTGATGCAAGATAATAAGCGGCAGAGACCGCGATACGAAGATATGGCTCGATACCGGCGTTGAACTCCCGCTGCTTTTGCAGCTCATCCTCGCTGAGAACGCCACCCGGTACGTTTGAAATCGTGGCGTCATTGACGGTCGCGGAATCCGTTCCGTTCTGAAAAGCCTGCTCACGTGCATCGTTGTTGCGCCGGTAGGACTCAATCAACTTCTTGCCGTTGAGACACCACTGCATACATTGACAGAGCTCGATACTGTCAAAATTGGGGTTTGCCTTGAAAGGGACAATCAGAAAGAGCGTATCCACATCGTTCGGCCCATGGGAAGCGTCGAATTCAATGTGTACGAACATCGCATCATGATGGGAACCAGCAGGAAGATTCATGACAAAGTCCCGATATGGCAGCCGCATCATGATATCGGAATAAATCGGTGCGTCCTCAGTCTCAGCCAATGTTCTGAGAAATTCCGGAGCGAAATTGTACACGGTTTTTGCTGCACGCCAATAGTTTGCGACGTATGCCATCGAGAACTGTGCGGCTAACTCCCCATCCATCGCATCGGCAGCAATCTGCCCGTTTTGAATAAGGCGGTGTCCAAGCGGAATGAATTCCTTCACATAATAATCGTAGCCCTTGTCCAGCAGCTTGTTGGCCCCAGAATTCACAAGAAACTGACTGCTTTGCTCAGCGTACCAGAGAGCGCTGTTCACGATGATATTATCCACGATATCACCTCACTGCCAACACAATTTTATTGTCCCGTCAACAAAGAGAATCTGGCTGTACTCCTCACCGTCAAGAACGATGCAGCGGTCCTCGCCGTGTTTGTGAGCGCCGGTACAATACACAGTTTTGTTATTGATAGCCGGGATAGACGGTGCCTTTGCCAAAACCAGCTGACCGCGCATTGCGCAGATATCTAAGAAAGAAATGATGTGGTCGCCCACCCCGGAAAACCTCCAATCTCGTTCACAGTGCTTTGATTTGGAAAGAACCCTCGACATGCGGCAGCGGTTCGTCGGTGACTTTCAGAACGGAGCTATCTCGGCTCTCTGTCACATATCGAATAGCTTTAAGAATTTCGTATGCCAGCTTGCTGTTGTAGGCAAGCTCAGAATTTGAAATGCCAAAGTTCCCGTTCCAGCCAATGCCCATCTTTTTGAGCTGCGGAATCAGAAGGTCACGAGCTTCGATGACTCCTACTCCATTCCAGCGTGCATCATGGTAAGCTTGCAGTCGAAGCAGGCGGAGCTTCCCGTAGTCGTAGTTGGCTGCGATGTCCAAAGACTCGAAGATGATACCAAACTGCCCCATCAAAATCCGAGAGTATGTATCCAGGGCATCGGCAACGACTTTCCAGGAAGAAGCATCTAAGCCAATCCTGTATTTATACGGAGCATCCTTTTCGGGCAGCTCCCGCGCATGATGCAGCACGTCTTCCAGAATGTCGCTGCACTTATCAGATAAGCTTTTGATAGGTGCCGTTACGTTCACAGCCGTCAGCATAGCACAAGCACTTGCAATGTTCTCCTCGCTTGCACCATAGGTTTCTCCAACTTCCTTGCAGATAGAGGAAAAATCGTTGTTGTAAAACGTTATCATAACAGCAAGAGCGTGCAGAATGAAGAAGTACTGCTTACCAGTGAATTCAATGTACATACGGCGAAAATCCTTTCATTTTCTACCCTTTCATTATACCGCGATTCGCAATTTCTCACAATGGAAAGCATCAAATGGTAACAGTTTATACATATTTTTACAAGCAAAAAAGCCGCCTCCTTATGGAACGAAGTCAGCCAGTCGGAACAATGCATCGGAATAATATCAAGGTATTTTCGATATTGTTCCGAACAGATAAATCAGTGATAAATGAAGATGCTTTTGGTTCCTGGATAGTTTCATTGTTTTGCTGTATGATTAGAGTATAACAATTATAATGATACGAAAGAGATTAAATGCGGCGAGGTACAATCAAAATGGATGTGACAATACAGACGGTTCTCCGGCTCTTTGAGCAAGGCATTCCCAGAAGAACCATTGCCAAACGTGCAGGCATCTCATTGCAGAAGGTGCGCAAAATATTGATTACTGCCGGTGCCTGGTCAGATGAAACATCAGAAAAAATCGGGAAGATGCGTTCGAGCGGTATGTCTGTTCCGGAAATTGCAGAAGAAATGGGCATGAAAACCAATACCGTTTGGAGCTATTTGCCATATAGCAAGGGCATGTACAATCAGGAATACCCGACCATTAACGCCATTCGGGTCCGAAATTCGAAGCGAAAAGCAAAAGAAAAAGCCCTCACCTGCACGGATACCGCACAGAATGAGGGCAGTGGCGCTTGCTGAAGGATTCGAACCTTCGGACAGTTTCCCATCGTCGGTTTTCTGGACCGATTCCATTAACCACTCGGACAAGCAAGCAGATGGCGCAGAGGGTGAGATTCGAACTCACATGCCGCGATTTCCGCGACGGCGGCTTAGCGAGCCGCTGCCCTACCGTTAGGCGACCTCTGCATAATGCACCTTTTAACGTAGGTGCGACGTAGTGACCCCTAGCAGACTCGAACTGCTAACTCCACGGTGAAAGCGTGGTGACTTGGACCAATTTGTCGAAGGGGCCATATTGGTGTGTCGGACTGGATTCGAACCAGCGAACCGTAACGGAACAGTTTTACAGACTGCCTGCTTTAACCTCTTGCATACCGACACATGTGGTGCTTCCGGTTGGAATCGAACCAACGGCACGCGGTTCTTCAGACCACTGCTCTACCAGCTGAGCTACAGAAGCACATGGTGACCTGCGCGGGAGTCGAACCCACAACCTTCAGTTTGAGAAACTGACGACTTGACCAATTCGTCGAGCAGGCCATATGATGCCGCATCATGCGGCGGGGATTATGCGATGACTAAGATGTCATCTATCTTGGTATCCAGCATTGCTGCCAATATCACAAGGTTATCAATGGTTGGAAGCGCGGTTCCAGCTTGCCATTTGGCAACCGCCTGTGTGGATACACCGAGGGTATCTGCCACATCTTTCACCTTGATACCTGCTGCTTTTCGCAGCGTCTTAATGTTGGCACCGGTTTTCTGAATATCGATAGTAGGAACGTTCATTTTCTTGCTGCCTTTCTGTATTGCAGGCAACAAAAAAGCTGCCTGCCGAAATCTCGACAAGCAGCTATGACATGCAGTTATCGCTTAGAAGACGCACCGCATCTGTACATGGTCTGTTTTTGCCTGTCGAGGAGTATGAGAAATAAAACTGCGTTCAAAGGACATGAACTCAGAATATTCGTAACTATACTCATACGACATGACATTAACAGTGTTGCACAGCATTTCGGGGTATCTCCTTTCGTTTCGTTCTGATATTATTATACCATGTTTTTGTGAATCTGCAATCAACTTGTGGTTTAGTTTTTTTAGTCTGTATACTATTCAAAACAAAAAGCCGCCTCTTTTGCGAGGACGGCTTTTCTTGTTGTGGCAGGGGCGACACGACTTGAACATGCAACACGCGGTTTTGGAGACCGCTGCTCTACCACTTGAGCTACACCCCTATATTTAATGCTCCAGCTGAGAGTCGAACTCAGAAATAAGCGGGACTTAAATCCGCTGCGTTTGCCAGCTTCGCCACTGGAGCATATGGCGGGTTGTGCAGGGTTTGAACCTGCGGCCTACGAATTAACGGTCCGTTGCTCTGCCAGCTGAGCTAACAACCCACAAGTGGCAGTTGTTGTACTGCCGGACATGGTGCGCTCACGGGAAGTCGAATCCCGAACCTGCCGATTAAAAGTCAGCTACTCTACCATTTGAGTTATGAGCACTTGTCGCGCATCTGCCGTGCCTTGCTTATGGGAACACAGCTTCAAGGAATCTCACTTCCGATGCGCATGGAAGTGAGTGCTGGCCGAGAATGATTGAGTTGAACAACCAATGTCAGGGCCAAAACCTGATACCTTGCCGTTTGGCGAATCCTCGAATATACAAACTGTATAACGCGAAACACTTTAATAAGCCTGACCGAATTCTATCTCGGTGGCATTAGAGTGACCTGATTTTGATTTTCTGCATCAAAAAAGCACCCATCAGGCGTTGTGCGTCTGACAGGTGCTCATATCGTGCAGAGTATGGAAAACAACCGATACTTGGATGATTTTACTCAACCATCACTGCACTATGATTTGCACAAACAGACAACACAAAACAGCCGAAGAGATTCGAATTGCTCCACAGCTCTTGCAACTTATTCTGTTTGTTCATCATAGCAGCAAACATCGTGCGTTTTTCCTTTCATCAAATTCAGTGTCTTAATTATACAATGTGTAAAAGACAAAGTCAAGGCTTTTCATAAAAATAATAGCAGGCCCATGCTTATTGTTTGTCTGGCTTCCAAGCCGCAATCCGCGCTATCGCCTCCGAAGCTGATATGCCCTCATACGAGTGCAGCTTGCCTAGAGCATCTGCCATCTTGACTTCATAGTCAGCCAAAGCCAAGTCGATGGGCACCGTGATTTCAGCATATCCGCCTGGTGCTTCCAGAACGGGTGTCCTTGTGCTTTTCCTATCAACACTCCAGTTTCTTGCCAGCAAGTAGTCGTACAGCGCATACGGATTGATAGCGTTTATACCATTCGCCGACGATAGAATCGTATATGCCCGCTTGTATTTTCTGGTTCTTTCCGCGTCTTTTTTGGTTGGAGCGTGAGGAAGCCTGGTTAAGTCCATATTGCTGCGCAGGTCCGAGAGTTTAACTTTGACAGCAATAGGGTTTTGCTGGATGTGCCAAAGATACTCGGCATACGGCATGTTCTTGCTTTGTGTCAATGCGTCCACAGCATCAGCAACTTCTTTTGGAAACCCCGTTCTGATGTCTTCTATTGTTATGGACGTATCTTCGACAGTATCATGCAGAAATGCCACAGTTTCAGCAACGGGGTCCCCTTTTACCCTTTCCGCTACAGCCGCAACGTGTGCTCGGAAATAGTCCTTTCCTGCCTTATCCTTTTGTCCAGCATGAGCCTTAATAGCCCAAGCTCTGGCTTTGGCAACCATTTCGATGTCAGACCTTTTTGTCATGGTATTTCCTCACGATGCGTGTTTTATAGTATACTTTGCCCTATTTGATATGGCAACTCATTTTCTTGTGTCACTCACAAAAACAAAAAGCCGGGAAGCCCCGGCAAAATCTGGCGGCCAGAGTGGGATTCGAACCCACGGACGTTTTTAGCGTCGCTGGTTTTCAAGACCAGTTCCTTAAATCATAAGATTTGTGCGTAGGGTACACCGTCTATAGTCGTCTGCGACTTAGGCGGCGAGGAATGCATTGACCAAGAGTATTTTTGAGGTACACTTAGCAAGTGCAAATATTCTGCGTTTTCTTTCTTTGGGGTTTAAGATACTTTAGCCCACGCAGAATGCATGGGGGTTGACGTTTTAACAATTTTAAGCTTTTTTAAGCTGGCAGATTTCTTGCCGTTTAAGGCGGCCACTTTGAATTCCACTCTTACGTTGCCTTTTTTATTAGTATGAGTACCATGTACGATAAGGGTTTCTCCGTTGAGAGAAACCAAATCGCCGGAATTGAGGGCCACCTTTTTGCGGCGTAGAGCACGGTAGCCTTTACGAATCCTCTTTCCACGGTACTTGTGCAAGTTCTCAGAATCCTTTTTATGGCTGCGGCTAATTCTTCCGTTGAAGAGTTCTTTGCCTTTTGCTTCTTTGCCGGTACGAATGTCAATATACCGCGAATCATGAAACTTTTCGAGAATGCGGTTATTGCGTTTTACCTTTTCGTAATGCTCAAACGCACAGCGGTCAACTGGATGGAAGTTTCCCATCGCATACGCATCGTTGCTATGACTCTTATCAAGATGAAGAGCAATCCGCTTTTCTTTGGTCATTGCGCCATAAGTGAATGTGACGAACGGCTTTCCAAAAGCAGCGTAAAGCTCATTAACGATTTGCCAGCGCACAGTGTTCATAAACGCTGCACCGGATAGATTTGCAAACTTTATATTTTCACCGAATCCGTAGAGTTTGCCGCCTTTTTGATGGTTGGCTGGTGTATGGCATTTTTCACATACGGTTACAAGCTCATTGAGACTATTGCCATGGCGGCCCTTCCAATAGAACATGTGATGCACGTGCAAGATAGCACCTTCGTTGGCTTTGCGCCCACAGACTTGGCAGGTGTAATTGTCGCGGTAGAATACCGCTTCCCGTAAGGATGCTAAATTGTAGCGAGGGCCTTTTTGGTAATCTGTGCTTTCCGGCGTGGCTTTGCCTTCCTCGATTGCTTTTACAAGCATCGTATCGAAAGAACCAACTTCAACGGTTGCGTGCGTAATTGGCATGACCTCGCAATACATTTTGATAACGTTGACGTTGAGCTCTTTCTTATGTTCAAGAGAAGGTGCAAGCCAGCCTTTGTCGTGTTTGCGGTTATCGAAACGCGGCTTGCGGTAACGTAGCCTGTTTCTGCGAGTACGGCGCATTTTACGACAACTGTCGTGGCAGTCTTTCTCATCCTGCAATGTATCATACTGTGCAGATACATACTCGTGAGATTGACTTTTCACACTGATGCCGATGTAGTTGTAACCGACGTCCTCACAGATTTCAATGGGTTGAATATTCGTTTCGCTGTCATATAACAGCTGGATGGTAAACGGATGATGCTTAATAATTTTTGCCTTTCCGTCTTTCAGAAGATGGCGTACCTTGCCAAGACGGATGGTCGGCATCAGACGTTCGCCATTCTTACTGAGAACACAAGCGCAAGTGCTCATGCAAGGTACTCCTTTCGTATAATAGTTGTAAATCGATAAGTCAGGGCTTGCGCCCTGTGGTCCACATCGCCAATGTTGTTATACCGTTTTAGCCTTTCGACATGACGTTCGCACTTCTCCTACCCTTAGAGATGTTTAGCGAGCCGTCCGCAGTGCTTACCACTTGTGGAGCATGAGTAAGGTGCCTGTGTTATTAGTACGCAACGTAGTTTCCTGCTGCCGGAGCAGCAGACTTAGGCTAATCAACCAGGCTTACGGGTTGCCCCGCAAGCCTCGTCTAAATCGGCGGACCGGTTTAAGCGGGGTTGTTGACTCGGACACCTGACCAAAAAAGGATGGGGCGGAGCCGAAGCCCCGCCCCAATGCAAGGAGAAAATTATCGGATATAGTCAGAGGATGGCAAATTTAGTGGATGCCCAGGGAAGCAGCATAAGCAGCTTCACGCGCGGCAACCTGTGCCTGCAGAGCAGCGATGGAAGCAGCATAGGCAGCTTCGCGCTTGTCAGCAGCAGCCTGAGCTTCAGAGGTAGAAGCGTACTGGGGTTCATTGCCAGCCAGAGTGCCAGCATAACCCTTGACGCCATCAGCACCCTTGACAGTCAGGACTTCGTGACCACAATGGTCACAGACGTAAACGTTACCCTTGCGGGTCCAGTTGTGATAGCCACAGCTGGTGCAGACGGTGTACTCATTGCCCCAGGTGCCATTGGCAATAGCGGCGGCAATTTCACCGTGCTCAGAGACTTCAACGTTCTTGCGAGGAGCGGTCGGAGTAGTGGTGGTAGTACCGTTGCCCTTGTTGGAGCCGGTAGAAGTGTTGTCCTTACCGGTGTTGTCCTTGTCGGGGGTCACAACGTCACCTTTGTCATCAGGAGTGGTGGTGCCGCTGTCGCCGGTATTGTCGCCCTTGTTGTCGCCCTTATCGTCGGGGTTGGTAACATCACCCTTGTCATTGCCCTTGTTGTCATCCTTGCCATCATCGGGAGTGGATGCAGAAGTGGCTTTCAGGGTCAGGACATTGTCGTGGATGTCGTCGCCCAGGTAGTAGAACAGGCGGTCGTGGTTCAGGCTCTTGCTGGATGCGGTGTAAGTATCACCGGAATCGGTGGTCCAGGCTTCAACGCTCTGACCGTCAACATTGCCGGGGAAAGTAGCGGTATCAGTCTCGGTCAGCACCGTGTTGCCATCAATCTGATAGTTGATGGTGATGGAACGCGGATTACCTTCGGCCGCATAGCAGGAAGTGATGCCGTCAGCGGTGAACCACTGGTCAACTGCATCGTACGGCAGAGTGTCACCAGGATAATAGTTGTAGGTGTAACCGCCGTGGCCCTGCAGGGTAATCCAGTAGCCGTAGTCATACTGGCTTGCCGGGAACGTCATAGAGCCGCCCGGAGCCAGGTCCTGGGAAGAACCGTTGCTGAAAGAGAAATGATAGGTGTCACCGGTGGCTGCGAATGCTGCTACAGGCAGACAAGTTGCCATCATACCGGCTGCTGCAATCCCTGCGATTGCTTTGATGATTTTCTGATTACTCATGCTGTGTACTCCTTTGCTTTTTTGATTTTTTCGTCTATTTATCTGCATTTATTCAGATACCGATTCGGAGAGAAATCAGCCGCAGTATTGCTGCGTTGCCCACCATCTGCCACGTGGAGGCTTTCTCATAGATGGTTGACGAAGCAGATATGTGCTTCGCCAGTGCCGCAACCGTCTTCGCCACTCGACACAATTTCGGTTTGAATTTATCCCCGTAAAATCGCATGTCCATGCTGCGCGGAGAGGATAAAATTCTTCGTGGTATGGTTTCGGAGTTCCGCGCCTGATTGGCCGTACTACACGCAATGCAGTACAATACCCCAGATACCTTTGGCGAAAGGAAGCGAAAGGGTATCTGGATGGAGAAGGGAGATGGCCTCGAACCATCGATACCCTGCTTTGCGGCAGGTGCTTTATCCAGCTAAGCTATCCCTCCATGATGGCGGGTCAAGCCCGCCAAATAGCTTTACGCAAACTGGAAGTCGCCGTACTGAGTCACGGCGCGTTCCAGGCGCAGAGGAATGGTTTTTGTGCTCTTCTGGGTGATGTCCTCGCGTGCTACCTGAGCTTCACTCACGCCAGCCGCCTGCAGGACTTCATACAGATTGGAAGGACCGGTGCCAGCATAACCGCAGGTCAAGCCATTGACCTGAAGCGTGAAGCCGTGCAGATGCGGTGCCAAACCCGGTACGAAATCAAGTTCAACAATGACCTCGTCGCTCTTGTCGTTTACACGGTTGACAGCGATGGCGCGGATGTTCCGGTTGCCAAACATCATAATCAGCTTTTTTGCTGCTGCAGCGGTTTCTATGGTAGTCGTACCTTCAACATTGATAATTGCCTGTTCCATAAGTTTCATCTCCTTTCTATTTATTGTTTCATCGGGTAATGGGGCTAATAGTCAGATTTGAACTGACGGCCTGCTGATTACGAATCAGCTGCTCTACCAACTGAGCTACACTAGCACGGCAGGGTGTTTTATGCTGGTTATCACCCCTTCAGCGAGGAAGCCAACCCCGCGTCCAGCACCATTCGGCAGCCACGCCGACGAAGTCTGTATTGTACCCTCTCCGCCGTTTTCCGGTCTCATTCGCGACTGACACCGGGACTTTCGGATACTCTCAGGCACAGCACCTGTTTGCCGATTCTTTTATAGGCTGTCCATTGGCATTCGACAGCGGACCACATGTGGACCATGCTCACCAGTTTAACGTCGTGGTGTACGGTGACTGCGACGTGTGGAGCAAGTAGCGGGGGTCGAACCCGCATCTCCGCCTTGGAGGGGCGGAGTATTAGCCGTTATACGATACCTGCATAAGATTGCGGGTGAACCCTCACTTAGCCCCGCCATGACATCCGTTTAGTAGGTCGTCATCCCCGGATGTCATCTTCACACCACCTGACAATCTTGCGAACCTCATCGTTGACGATACGCGAGAATCCAAGAAAGCGCTTGGGTGTTGGTCAACTTCAAATTTTGAGCCCTGTCGTTGATTCCCTGTCAAATCGGGTTAACGGTTGTCGTTGGGCTGTGTGTGAGACTGCGGCGAAACTTACCAGTTGCCGTGCAGCAATCTCGCCTTTACGGCTGTGTCGCGTCTGGATGCGCCCCGACTTGACGGGGATGCTCGTACGTTTGCATGCTTCTAAGACATTCGTCAGCAGCCGCAAGAGCCGCTGTCCGCCACCCGCCACGAGGAGGCCGCCTTAATGGGTGGCATGCTGTCCGCCAGATGTTGTGTATAGCATCGTATCATGTGACTTCGATACATCCAACGGATAGCGTCTGGAGCTGGAAATCGGACTTGAACCGATGACCGACTGATTACAAATCAGTTGCTCTACCAGCTGAGCTAAATCAGCAAATACAAACATTAGCCAGATGCCCGGAACACGGAAGCATCTGTTGCCCACCGTCCGCCGCGTGGAGGCTGTTTGCTTGGACGGCTGGCGCGGAGTTACCCGCGCCAAATGGGAAATAAAGAGGTATGAAAGGAAGGATATTACTATGAAACGGATGATTTTCACGCTTCACCTGTGTCAGCTCAAATGAAGCCATGCGACCAAGATTGGGGAAAGGAAAACCTTGATGTCTCAGGAGCCGTTCCTCTTCCTGAGAACAATTGTATTATACCATATATGTGGTATTCGGTCAATGAAAAGACACAATATATAGTGTCTAAATTGTAAACAAACATTAAGATACCACTATATCTAGTGGTTGGGGCAAGCGCATCACAAATGCCTTGTGGTTCCGGCAGATTGCAGGAAATTCAGCAAATCTTTGGCCGAGCTGACCTGTGAAACCACTGCGCCGCTCTTTGCGTATAGGTCAGCAATGGAATCGCCCTGTCACCATTCGTCCCGTGGTTCGGGGTTCAGAACGAAGAAGTTGGATGCTCGCTTAGAAAGCCATTCTACATCTTCCACACTGGAATAGTTCCTGTTGTTTCGACAGTCACCCAGCATAACGATAGTAGTATCCTTGTTGATGATTCCGGTATTATCGTAGCGCAGTTCTTTGAGAGGCACACCGTAGTTTGAGTAGATACCTCGGCTGGGGACATTCTTGTTGATACTTTCCACAGCAGCTGTTACATTCTCGTTTGAGAAATAACGGTCAACAGGAACTAAGTGATTCACAAAAACGAACAGGTGGCAGCCGCCGGGAAAAACTTCCCGCATCAAACCCATATATGTCAGAGCGAGAGAAGTCATAGCGCGGCAAGACCCGGATATATCTGCCAGCATCACGACATTTGCTTTGGACTTTATCGGCTTTTTGTAGTACAGTCGTGTAATCTCGCCATCACACTGGACGGATTTCTCAATCGTCTTTTTGACGTCGATTTGCTTCTTTTGCTGGGTTATGTACAGCTTACGAAGCTTTTGGCGGAAAGTCTTGGCGTTCGTGCGGATATAAGTGAGGACCTTCTCGATATTGACGCGGGACAACTGGGTGACATCCTCGTTAAGAAGTTTGTCGGTGTCGTTCTTGGTCCTGACAGCGTTGTGACCGCCCTTGAAGACATCCCGATGATTCACCGACTGGTTTTTGAGAATGCTTTGCCGCTGCTTCTCCTCTATCGCCTTTTGTGCATCTGATAAGATATCATCGTATGCCGAGACCTTTTTCTGACACTCGCGCAGTTCCCGCTCATACTGGGACACTTTATCGTGCATCTGGTTCAGCTTATTATTTTCCTTGTCGTATTCGCGGCACGCATCGCGGTATTGCTGCTTGGTTTTCTTGACGGCTTCCTTCGCCTTTCTGACCCGTTCATCGTCCTCAATGCCCGATTGTGTACGCTTGACAGACTTGCTCAATGCCTGAAATACCTGTGCAAGGGAGATAAAAGCCTTGTACAAGTCGGGCTCTTTGGCTTTTCGCGCCAAGACAGCCGCAGACATGACAGATTTTTGCGCCACTGTGATAGATTGCGTTGTGGCTTCACGAACCAAATCATGCAGTTTCTGTTCGGAAATACCGTAACAGGCGATGTCGCCGTCTGCGAGGGCTTTGCATTGCTTGAGCAACTTTTCAAATTCCTGAATTAAATCCAGATTACCGGAAAGGACTGCTTCCGTCACAGCCGCCTGATACCGGATATCGGCATCCAGAGTCGCCAAACGCTTGCCCTGTACATCATCCACGATATCGGAAACAAGCTGTTCCTGCTTGCGAATTTCGTCACTGCTGGGCTTAGAATTGCGCTGCTTCTCAACTTCCTGTGCCGCCCGTTCACGGCTCGTGCGGGTCTTGCGAAGAAACTCATCCAGAGCGTCGTCCGTCATATTCAGAAACGAGGCAATGCTTTTGTTCGGCTTCTTAGGCGTTTTCGGTATAGCCGGTATACTCGTATAGTGCAGAAACCGCTTGCAGAATACTGCCTCAAAGACATCGCATTCCTCTTTCGTGTGGCATAAAGCCCCCTGCATCGTATACAGAACATCCTCGACATCCAAGGGGTCAGAGATATGCTTGATACCGTTCATGGCTTCTGCCATCGAGAAAGTGAATCCGTATTCCTTCAAAAGTTCATTAAAGAACGGCGTATACATCCCGACATACGAAGCTACGGGATTAGACATTGTATTGGACATACAGGTCTCCGTCAGATATTCTGCAATGCACGCATTGCGGTTTTCTCATCCGCGTGGTCCTTGACCAGCGAGCCGATGGAATACGGGATGGCATCCGTCACATCTTTTGCCGTCTTGCAGCAGAAGGTCTGAATCAGGCAGTTTGCCCATTCAATGCCCTCGCTGATAGAGATGGCGTGACGTAAATCGGTTTTCTGGAGCCGGTCGATAACAGACGCAACCGTATTCACGAACTCATCCGATGCCGAGACATTCGCGCAGATGATTTTCTTGATTTCCTCTAAGGTCTTGTGCTCGATGTACAAGTATGAACACCGGCGCAGCATGGGTTGAGAGAGTTCCCGATAATTGTTCGAGGTAAGGAATACAATAGGACGGTCTTCCTGCGCACACTGAATTGTGCCGTATTCCGGGATGGTGATAGCAAAATCCGAGAGCATTTCAAGGAGCGCATGCTCGATTTCGGGTTCTGTCTTATCGATTTCATCGATGAGGAGAACTTTCCGACCTTTCATCGTCAATGCTTCAATGACAGGGCGTTTCAGAAGAAAATCAGGACCATAGAACTCGGTGTTCTGTGCTACAGCCTTGATGCTCTCGTTCACAGACAGGTCTTTGAGGCTCTCGTTGAGTTTATCCCGAATCGCAGACACGACCAGAAGCTGACGCTGGTAGTCGTAGTCATACAGAATTTTATCTGCCGTAATGCCTTCATGGCAGGAAACGCGAATCAGAGGGATGTTCAGCATGGCGGAGACAGCTTTAGCAAGGCTCGTCTTACCCACACCAGGGTCACCCTCAATGAGCAGCGGGGACGAATCGTCACGCAATGCGTTCAGGATGGCATAGGCGATTTTCCGGTTCGGGAAATACCCGTTTTCGGAAAGCATTGTTTCTATATCGTTAGCAGTATAAGTATACATTACGCTTTCTCCTTAACTTCTTTTTGGAGCGACTTTAACAGTTTCACACAACCCGCACAGTCGCTGATAAGGATGTCGGCAAACATCCGGTCTGCGTCATTGAGCAGCATATAGACATCACGGAAATATTCTTTCGCGAACAGCAGTTTTCGCACAGTCTGCGGCTGGGTTTCGAGGCACGAGATGACTGCAAATGCGTCCTCTTCCGTTTTGGCGGTCTTGCATTTCTCGGTCAGTATCCGATACTGGGCATCTTTCGTCAGGTACTTAAAATCTTCCAAGGACGGCTGCATAGCATCTGCGGAGTCATTTTTGTACATTGCGGCGATGACTCTCATCAGATACGGGGATGACGGCCAGAATACCTCGAAATAACCATAGTAGTTCTTAACTGTGTCCGTCCTGAAAAGCGAAACGCAGGCATCGTCAGCGAGATTCAGCCGCATTTTGAGAAAGCTGTCGAGTTTTTCCTGTACTGCACCTTTCTTGTAATCGGTGCTGTAGGACTCTCCGAATTTTGTATACAAATCGGTGCGGGAATAACGGTAATCGGTGAGATTGCCGAAGAAGTTACAGAACTGATAGCCGAGAGCGCCAAACTGTGCCTTAATTTGCTCGTAGACGGCATGGATGTTATCGGCACCATTGACTGTCAAATAATACGCAATATCATCCGAGCCTGCGCTGTAAAGCATCGTGCTGCATGATAGAGGAATTCGCGTTTTGCTGGTCTCGATATCAGTCTTGAGCCTCTTATCGAGGCACCGATATACCTTTGCAATTTCAGCGTCGGTATTTGCATCGATGAGTTTCGCATCGCAACGCAGACTATCCTTGCCTCGGTTCTCGGAATCGAACACGATGCGGTAATCGATACTGCATTTTGCGCTGTTGTCGTGCCCGTAGAGTTTATCGAGCATCCATCCAGCGGAAATATCGAGAAATTCGGTTAGCGGCGAATATGTAAGATAAACACACTCGGACAGTTTTCCGTCTGCATTGATGCAGATGGTCACAAGGTCAGCTACTTCAAAGTAGGCAATTTCCTTGTTCTCGCCAGTAAAAATCGGATTGGAGACGGTATATGCAAGCGCTTCATCCAACGCCTTATAGCTGGTCAAGATACTGCCGTTCAGCGTAATGCCGTCTTTCGTATAGGTCTTTGTTACCGGCTCTTTTGCCAAGCAGACATTGGATACGAAATCATGAATAGGCGACCCCGGTATGACAGCATAGCGCTTCTGTTCCGCGATAGCAGGGGTGACATTTTTCTGCATATTATCCCTGTATCGCTCCTGCAGCTCAGAATCCGTGAGACCAAAAGGAACTTCCAGTGCAAAGGTCCGTCTGCTGCCATCATTGAAGGCAACGGCACTATAAAGCGTAGCCTTCTGTACTTTTGTCGGCTCCGTGCGAACCTTGATATCCGTGATGATGACAGAAGGTATCTGATACTTCCCTATCGTTAAAACCGACTCGTTTTGCGCATTGCCGAGAATCTCTTTTGCGATGTTCTCTAAAGCTGCCAAATCGTGGCTGTCAGCAAACGCTTTCGCATTATGTCTTTGGAGGGTCGTGCTCTTCATATAAAGCGAATCGAACAATTGTTTGCTGACGACGCCCTTATACGATACATGCGGCGAAACCTGTTCGCGGGTCGTAGCATCGTCAATGGTGAGAATGAGGTATGCGTTTCTTTCATCATTGCTGGAAGATACCGATACTTCGTCCTTTGTAATACCGGGAATCGCTGCTGCCGCATCATCCATCAGCTTGTCGTAAAACTCCTGCGTAAACCGAGGACGCAGCTTCTCTACCATGAAACCCACGATGTCGTTTTTACTGCTGATGTGTTTGCCGTTCGGCAGATACCATTGCCGGGCTTTCTTTTTCTTTGACACGCCCTTAATGGTCAAATGAAATCCGGCAGCATAAAAATCCGTCATCAATTCCTTGCCGAACAATGTGCAGACTTCCTCTGTCATGGTGGATACGATTTCCGGGACGGGAGGCGGCGGCTTGATTTTGGATTTCTTGCCCCCGTTTACGCTATATCCCTCGAAATATACTCCCTGCTTTTGGAGAGGCTTCAGGAAATCCATGGCGGAGGTAACGCGCTTGCCGCTATCGAGATAAAACCGCGTATCGCCGGAAGGTACGATGCGCATGATGAGATAGTTACCTTTCTCAAAAAACGCCTTGAGGATTTCTTTGCTGTAGACATTTCTAAGCTGTTCCGGAACATCCTCCATGGAGCGAATAATAGTTTCTTGTAAAACCGGATTGGTCATAATCATTCCTCTTGGTCTGCGACATAATCTGCCTTAGCTTTTTCGAGTTCTGCCCGCATTCTCTCTATATTTACGAGTTCGAACGGACAACGCTGCCTGTGCTGCCAGACGGATGGTATCGGCAGGTAGCAATCCTCGCTCACATACTCGTCCGAGCCGGGGATTCTGAATCCAAACGAGAATACATATTTACGAGTGTTGTCGCCCCAGTCGCGGTAAGCTTTGTATGCCTCCCTAAAGTCGTAGCCGAAAACTCTGAACACATCGGAAAATTCTTTCTCTCTTTGGAGATACACCTTGATGGATTCCGGATTATCGAAATCGTTAAAGTATTCGACGATAAGGTTTCGACCATGCTTGATAGACCATGCGGGGAAACTGCCTGTACCGCCTATATCCTCTACACAAACATCTTCCCCCGTTCGTTCTTTGACGGCTTTTTCGAAGTTACTGATTGCAGTTTCATAGTCGGGAAGGTTTTCAGCTTTCTTTTCGAAAATCTTTTCCTTAAACTTTTTCGCGGCATCGCTTTCATTATCAAATATTGAGAATTCGATGCTTTCGACATCCGCTTCCGCAGAGGTATAGTCGTCTCGGTCAAACAGCACCAGATATTTATTGCCGATTTTGGAGAAAATGACCGTATCACTGGTCATCATGTCGCTGTCAACATCTGCGTACGCTGCATTGATGTCCTCATAGCCAACATCTTCGATTTCCAGAGCGTTATCGTATATTTCGCTGAAAAGATTATCCTCCGTCAGTGAAGGTTCAATTTCCCGCATCGCGTCAAGAAACGTCTTTTTCGGCGTGCGATTTTTGTTTTTATGCTTGCTCATAACGATTCCTTTTCAAAAAAGTGCGCTATTTATCCGCTTCTGCCGGAAACACCTCGTACACGCTGACATACAGCATCCCCGGCTTGTAGTCAGCGTACTCAACCGAGCGCTTTTGGTCGTATACTTTCACGTCTGAGTCATCGTCCGCCGTGAGCCAAAGATACTTGACGTGCTCAGCATAGCGCGGGTCTTCGATACGATAGCTCTGCCCCTCTTTGATTTTCAAATGACGTGCATTTGCTTGGGCACGCGAAAACTCAACGAATGCGCCGTAGTCGCCAATCACGATTCGGTTATACCCGCTGGCAATGACCGTGCCGCTTCTGGTTTCGAGTTTGGTCGTATCGCCGGACATATTGCACCATTCCGGCAGCGCTTCTTCGACCTCCGCTCGTACATCCTTGAAGAAAGTTCGCGGGATGGGTTTATACTTGTATTCGTCGGCAAGCTGCTCCTGATATTTGAGCATCCGAGCGCCGGTTTCTGAAATTTTATGCTTCATGACTAATCCAACCATTCTTTTTCTCGCTGGTCGTACTCAGCGACTTCTCGTTTTACGGTTTTGCCGTCTTTCTTATATACAGTGATACGTTGTGCATAGTTCACCGTGTGCTTTTGTAGCTGTTGCAGAGCTTCTTCCTCTGAGCTTGTTTTTGTAACTCCGCGATAGGAACCACCAGAGCCTAAGATTTCGGGTTCGTACCAACCTGTCTCATAATGCACAGTCTGTTTGACTGCTTCATCCAGAACAACTTTCCCCTGCTCACCGTAGTCACCCGTATAGCTGCTTCGGATGATTCGTGCGGCACGGTCGTTCTCCTGCTCTTCGTAGGCTTTTACAATAAAATCGACGTAAGTTTTGAACTTCTGCTCGTCACCTTCACGATGCGCTTCAATGAGTTTCCCAATCGTGACAACGTTGATTTGGTTCATGCTTTTTTCTCTCTTTCTACTACAATTATACTCTTCCGATAAACTGAAATGTGATTTCTTGACGATTGTTAGCGAAAAATTCATAATTTGAAAGGGCAAAAGCTGAACGTTGGAACGTCTGAATCAGGGCTTTCAACCTGGTATTTGATGACTCTTTTTTGTGCCCCTAAAGCCTTGTATGTCTGCTCAGCATTCACGCATAAGCCGTTGGCAAAGAAGAGAGTGGAACCATTGCGTTCACTGATATTTTCGGCAGAATACATTTTTGGCTTTCTGATTCCGGGGTCGAGATGGATTCCACCGCGCATCAGCTTTTCAGCATAGAACCAGACATCAACGCGGGAGAAAATGTAAAGCAGCTGCGTGGTTCTGAAATAATAGAGAATCTGGTCCGCACCACTCCTGTATACCCAGCCCGGGGTGTGCCATAAAGGGTCGATGCCATCCCGATACCGCCGCGCCACCCGTTGTTCGTTCAGAGCGTCAGGCACCATGGAGAAGTAGTCCACCGAGGTTTCCAGGTAGAAATTTCCGGTATTGTGACTGTCCACTTTCGCTTCCAGGCCAAAGGTCTTACCATTCTTCTTCCAGACAATGAAATCGGTATCTTTGTCTTGATATGATTTATCCTGAGTCACGTCATCGTAATGGCTAATGCCATGATTCACTTTGATAATCGGGTCGTTAAGGAATTTGCGAGCCAAGTCTTCTCCGAATTTTCCCTCATCAAGCTGCTTTGACATCTTAAACTGACGAGGGCTTTCTTCCCAGGCTATCATACTTTTACACGGCATCTGCCGAATTTTTAGGCAGCTGCGATACGATATGTGCAACGATACGTTCTGTACAGGCATTGACAACGGCGCTGGCCGTCCGCTGTTCACGCAGCGAATGGCAGAGTTCGTCGAGTTCGGATTCCGTGAAGGGATAGTCTGCCGAAGCAAGGAACTTCTTGCACAGTTCTTTCATGTCATCGTCGCCTAAAGGCTTGACGCGGTGTTTGAAAGTGAATCGGCGAATGAGGGCTTCGTCAAGGTTATCGGCGCGGTTTGTAGTGCCAATGAGAATGACGTCATTCGGGAGCCGGTCAAGTTCCTGCATCAATGCGATGGTGACGCGGCTCATTTCAGCGACATCATCGCGGCTGCCACGGCACATTCCGATGGCATCAATTTCATCAACACAAAGAACACAAGGCGTGCGCTTTGCGTAATCGAACACTCTGCCGATGTTCTGCTGTGTCCGGCCAAGAGCAGAATTGACAAGGCCAGAAAATTTCAGGAAAACAAACGGTAAATTCGCCTTGTGTGCAATGTAGCGGGCCAATTCAGTCTTACCAACACCAGGAAGGCCCGTCAAAAGCAAAGAGCAAGTATAGTGGATGCCAAGCTCCTTGATGGCTAAAGCTGCTTTTCTGGTGGCCAAGAGCTTGTTGATGACTGTTTCTTCCTCCTCGCGGAGCAGGAACCGGCTTTCCGGGAAATTTGTAGCGTCCTCCGCAATCAAGAGACTTTCCAGGTTGGCAGGCAGCTGAATGAGTTCCGGTTTCAAAAGATTCAGCTTTTTGAGTTCAGCCTCCTTAAACCGGGCATCTTTTTCAGGGACATTCTTTTCAAGCATGATTCGGCACTGAGTCTGTGCATTTCGGATGTCGCCATCCACCACAAATCGAATCAAATTCCGTACGTCATCGGTCATTGTTATTTTCCTCCAAAAAAGAAAAGGCCGCCAAATGGCAGCCTGTTAATGTGATGCAATATTCTGATTTTTGTTTCTACTGCAAATAGTGTTTACCGTCGAAACAGAGAGATTATATTCAGTGGCAAGCGCCTGCACCTTCTCGCCTTCCCTGTGGCGTTTAGCAATCAGTGCATTACGTTCCGTGTTTTTTCGCGGACGGCCGCGTTTCTGTAAAATTCCAGCTCTGACATTTTCCTGATGAAACGTTTCATAAATCGCCGTTTTAGAGATTCCGTATTCTTTGGCAATAGTGCTGACCGAGACCCCTCTTTCGATTTTGCTTCGAATATCGGAATTCCTTTGATTGGTCTTGTCTTTCAGCGCCTTGTGATAGTATTCCTGACAGGTTTTTCCAATTTGGCGCATGTCCTTGTAAAGAGTGGATTTTGAAATACCGTATTTCTCACAGATGTCTTTTGAGGACGTTCCTGCCTCATAATCCGCAAGAATCGCCTTGCGCCTTTCATCCAACTTTTTGGAATTTGTATGTAAATGCCCTGCAAGGACGGTACGGACACTGCTTCGAGACAAAAAGTATTTTTTGGCGATTTCCTTATCAGTCATTCCGGCTTTCGCATCTTCCAACATAGCCGCATTGCGAACTTTCGTGGCAGCAGACTGCTTTTTCTTGTTCTTCTTAATCGTAGCTTGAGCGTATTCAGAAACAGTATAGTAGCACTGCTGATAAGTCACGCCATGCTTTTTTGCGATTTCAGCAACCGTCATCCCGGCTTTCGCATCTTGAATCATAGCTTCGTCGAGAGGTGCTCTTTTTGCTTTCTTTGCAAGATTCTTTTCTTTTGCTAGGTCTCTCACCATGGCATAGCAATAAGAGCTTGAAAAATACGTTTCCTTGGCGATTTCCTTGACAGTTTTGCCAGAAAGATACATTTCCCGGACTTTTTCTCGGTCTTCTTTGACCTGCTGCTTCGCAACATCTTTCTTTGATGCAGCCATGCAATTATTCCTCACTTTGACAACTTTTACTTTTCCCTGGGCCTGGACTATACCGCTTCATGGCGCGATATACGCTTCCCTTTTTGAGCCCGTATTCTTCCGCAAGCTCTTTGACAGAAACGCCGTTTTTGTATTTCCTGACCATCTCGGCGTTTCTTTTCTTGCCAGTCTCGATACGGTTTTGGCTGTGGATTTGTCGGCCATTCTTTCCGTGCGCATGAAGAATCCGATAAAAGAGCGTTCCACTGATGCCGTATTTTTCCTGGAGCTCCGGAGATTTTGCGCCCATCTCATATTCATGAATCATCTGGGTTTGCCAGGCTTTCTTCTTTGCTTTCCTCTGCCGGGCCTGTTCTTTGTAAAAGTCCTTCAGACTATATCGGACAGTAGAAACACAAATTTGATACTTTTCGGCCAGCTGTTCCTGGGACATACCGTTCTTGGCATCCTCCAGCATCTTTTCATTTCGCGCCCTGACTTTGTCATGAGTTAGACACACGTGGGTAATCTTGTTAATCGGCATTTTCGCTATTCTCCTTAGCTCTGGCTTTTACGTTATACTGGTAAATCCCATTTTGATGAAGGATAAGATAACCTAGTGAAGGGCTGATATTTACCTCCCTGCTCAACTCGATAATCGATTTTTGAGGATTTTTTGTGTAAGCATCAAGAAAAGTTTGGTTCCGCATCTTTTTCTCTTTTTTGAGAGCCGTTTCAATATGATTGTATTTTTGGCTTTCGTACTCTCCGCTCGAATGCAAGATTGCATAAATACGCTGCATGGAAATGCCGTACATCTTGCCCAATTCTCTGGCCGTCATACCGCCTTTATACTGTTTAACAATTTGCTCATTTCGAGTGGTAAGTCTCTTCCTCTTTTTTTCAAAATAACGAGGCGGCTCCTGCGTACCTTTTAGAATCTTGTAGCACATCGTTTCTGAAAGATTATATTCCCTCGCGATTTCTAAAATCGGCTTTCCATTTTTGTAATCTTCGATGATGCTTTTATTGCGGTTCATGCGTTCTTCTTTGTTTGACATAAAGCCTCCGATAAAAAGAAAGAGCAGGTTCAAAACTGAGCCCGCCCTAGCCTTTCGGTCGGATTTTGCCCGACCAACGATGTTTTTTGATGCCTTTCGTTCTATATTTTGTATTATATGCAATTCGCACAGATGCACAATGTTTTTCTTTCTGGTAATTTATGGTAAGTGTTGTGCAAAAAAATAAGACCACCACCCTTTTTGGGGCAGTGGTCTTGATTGCTATTGCTTTTGAAAATCAATCCAGTAGTTTTCCGGCCTTGTATGAGTGGTACAAATAGCTCGGATTACAATAGTAAGTTGCAGTATTAAAATCTGAGATGTCATCGCTAATGAACGAGGAAAATACATCAATTACATCCTGGACACTAGGAGTGCTAGTACAGTCAAAGATGATGCGCTGGTACACTTTTCCGATATCTGTATAAGATGGAACCTTGTAATGGCAGTTAGACACCGTATCATACGTTCCTTCCGGCACAGGAAAAAGCTCACAAATTTCATCGGCAGATTGCTCAAAGCTCTGGCAGTGAAACACATCCGCTGAGTCGAGAATTGCCTTGACTCCGTTTGTGCCAAGAGCAGAAACCACATCCTTGCGATGATTCCTCGTAACGCGGCCGATATATTCAATCAGGCTGCAGGTATAAAAGACATCGTTTTTGCTGTAGGTTGCAGTTTCAGTCATACTTCAATCGCCTCCTTAAAAGAGAGACATTTCAAAGCGACTTCCGTGTGAAAGCTGATTTGATGCGTGGGATGCTTGAATTTTGCCAACGCCCAAAAAGCTTCACGGCTAATATCACCGCTTAGAAAGTCGTTGACGTAGTTCCAAATGGTGTCATCCGCCATGGGTCCTTCCACAATATCATAGTCATGATGTTTGCCCGAACGACATATAGCAATAAAATCAAGCCACTCATCACTCATTTCGGGGAATTTCTTAATATTTAGCATAGGAGATTCTGTATATTCAAACACGTTGACAATACCACGAGACCTGCCTTTTTTTGACCAGCGAGCGGCTTGTTCGTAGTTGCTAGTGCAATAGAATCCCCATGAAAAATCTTTGGCGTACCTTGTTTTTCTGACCTCAGGGTTGCGGACTATTACATCGCTGCCATGATACAGAACCATTATTATCACTTCCTTGCATATATTATACTTGTTTTTATGTGTTAACACAATCATTTCGTATGATTTTGGTTCCTACGCTTTTTGCTGAAAGAACCCGAATCAAAGTTTCGTTCTAGGAGTATCAGCTGTTCGATTCACCCGGCAGCCACTGCTGAGGATAAGCGCGAAGCAGATTTTTCGGTACGCAGTCATTCAGAGCGGAATTCTCAGCAAGAGCCATATCAATGATGTAGTAATCATTGCCGTTGCGCATTACATCGACGCTCCACTGCCCTGTCAACTCAATGCGAGGAATAACCTTCTTCAGCTCAGCCAGAACAGTTTGAACGCTTTCGTGGTAACGCTGGTTCAGAATGTCTTCATGCATCTTGTAGACAACATAATCATGGCGTTCCTGTGGGCTGCTGACTTTTTTGAATTCGTTCTTCATAACATCGCTGCGCCAATAAGGACTTGCGCCAAGGATTTCCTTTGTATCAAAATCCACAAACACGCGATATTCAGTGTGCAGCGGCAAACCGTTGTAGATGGTGGGGTTATTTTCTTTGTCCTTGATGTATTCTCTGACGACCCACTCGTTCGTGGTGTTCGCGCCGTAGAAGCAGCGATTGTTCAGAGGGGATGCCATCGAGCATGTCAGATGATTCAAAAACAAGAAATACTCGCCCATCTCATTGATTTCCTTCGGGTTATGGATATGAGCGTTGCGGAATTCGTATTTGGAAGAATACGTGCCCGTTTTGATAAAATAGTCTTCGTATCCATCAAGATGGAAGACTTTCTGGCAATAACGGTTCACGATTTCCTTTGTAACGGGATTCAACGTCTCGAAACCAAGGCGGGTAAGCTGCAGCATGGTGATAGGTACGCGAAGAATTTTTGTGTCCGGAACCTTGAAAAATGCGCTGCCGTACAATCCCTCTACCAGAGGAGGAAACCAGAAGCCCATAGAGTTGGGGTTCATCTCAAGCATCTGATAAGTGAAGTCATCAAGGTCGAGGATGTCAAGACCTTGACGGAACATGTTGTAGTAGAACATTTTTGTGCTGTCGTTCTTTGCATTCTTGTAGCCTGCGTAGTTTTGAAGCAATTCCTTGTACGACGGCTCAGAAATGTCAATCTTCATCAACTTTCCGGTGAGCTGCGGACGGAGTTCTTCGGGGTAGCGTTTCAACTCCTCGTTTGTAACCTCTGTCATAAAGTCGCGGTTGGCAGAGTATGTCACATAATAGCCACCGCGTTCCGCGTTGTAGATGTACAGACGCGTTTCAAGCACCAGTTCTGTGACGATGCGGTCAATGAGCGAATTGAGTTCCGGTGGGAAGTAGACCTTTTTGTCGAGAATTGCTTTGACTGTAGCTGTATCCCACTGGAGCATATTTTCATGCAGCTCTCCGCTTTCAAGAACCTGTGTCTTATAGACCTCATCAAAGGTTTTGAGGGCATCAGGGTCAGTTTTGAGCATTGCTGCAAGCTCCTCATAAGAAAACGGCTTATCTTTCTTATCGGTTAAGATGGCGCTGATTTGTTCAAACATGTCTTTTGTTTCAGTCATTTGTGGTCTCCTTTTCTAAAAAAGCCACCGTTTCTGTAGGAAAACAGTGGCAATGTATAAGTGATATGGTTTAGCTTGCAATGTACAACTCGCTGTTGGAAATGTTTTCCAGCCAGTTTTTGTTCATTACATTACCAAAACGATATTTCTTCTGCGACTTGTAGGACCAATCGCAGCCGGAAACGACATCACCGATGGCGTTCAAGTACAGCTCGCCGCTGTAAAAGTCGATATCGCCGGTTTTGTTGAATTCGTATTCGAGCTTGTCTACATGAGGTTCACGCTTCTTATAGATATTCGAATCGAGATTCTTAGCACGCCCTTCGTTCAGTAAATAAGCCAGATGGAAGTCCGTTACCTTATCGTTACGGTTATATTTCAAGCCACTAAGGATACTTTCACTTTCATATGGGATTGCTTCGTGGAAGTTATCACTGCTGATGCAAAGACCGCACATATAGTCATCTTTTTCATCGCAGTAGGCCCACCACTCCAGACTCGCCATAGCAAGGTCAGCCATCTTATCGACAGCTTTTCCGTTAGCGACCATGTAAAAGCTTCCAACGGCGATACCGCGCTCTTTGACAGCTTTCAAGGTGTATCGAATTGCCGGTATATTCAGAGAGATTTCCCCACCGGTAAAGGTAAGAGAGCTGATATAAGCTCCCTTCTCAAAGTTGTCGAGAAAAGCATCGATGTACTTCTCCTGAATATCGATGCTTTCGGCATCTCCGCGCAGGCAGTGCGCACAGCACATATTGCATCGGCGCGTAACTTCTATGAATACGTTGTTTGCGCTATAAATACGCATTTTTTCATGCCCTTTCTGTTATTCTTCCTCGCAATCCTCGTAGTCGTCCATGAAGTTCTCGTTGCGGTCGACGACAACATTCACATCCGGCGGAGCGATTTTAGTCAGACCATAGTTCAAGAAGAACGAGCCGGGAATGTCATCGACATCGCCCCAGTTCCAGCAACCACAGTTGATTTCCAGCTGTCGTTTGCCTTCATCCGTCTTGAGATAGTCCTTGACAGCACTGCGCAGGACCGTTTCGGGGTCACGGATTTGCTCCGGATTGTAGCTAAACTGAATCAGTGTGCATTCCGTTGCGGATAAGCCAATGACCTCATTGGCGACGATAGTGAATACTTCCACCGTAAGTTCCCTCCCCTCACGCGTTGACGATACCGCCGTGCTTGGCCAGAACCGCGTCTACGGTTTCTACGGGCACATACCCGTAGACCGTAGCCAGCGGTGCCTCGTCGTCTTCAGCAAACGGCAGAAACTCTTCGACCTCCTCAGACAAGTAGCTGAGTTCGACCTTAGAGTAATTGCCGTCCGACAGGTCTTCGTTCGGTATGCAGTAGTGCATGCCACTTGCCTGAATCGACAGGGTGAAGCCGTCTGCACAAACTGCTTCCGGACGAAGTGCAGCAGTACCAAAGATGGTCTTGCTGAAGGTTTTGCGGAGAAATTCGTTGGTATTGAAAATAGCCATAGTAATATGCTCCCTTTCTGTGTGTGAGATGTTTCTTAGATGTACTTTTCCCAGAAGCGCTCGAACTCTTCGTCCGGCATCTGGGCTTCGGTTTCATCCATCACGCGGTCGTAAGTATCGCTGGAAATGTCGGTCCCGACAAAATCAGCAACAGCCTCATGTCCGCGCTTCTGGATGGCATCCTTCAGGATAGCCCAACGACATTCGTGAATGGCATCATCCAGCGTTTTGTTGCCATCAGGCTGCCAATACTCACCTGTCTGCTGAATTCTATAAAGCTCATCCAGCGCATCATCAACATTGTTTTCGAGAAGAATATCGTCAATAAAATTGATAGGATAATCCTTGCCGTTGATTTTCACTTCTGCATAACTGAACGAGTCATCATTATCGGGGCTTGCGCAGCATTCGACAGCAAAAACTTCATGGGTTTTGCGGTTGGCTTTGCATGGCAGATTGAACATTGCACCGGAATCAAAGCAGGACTCAATGCAGGCATTGACCACATCGCTTACGGGAGACTCTGCAGCCTCCTGATATTCCGGCATGTGCCAGATGTCGATGCTTGCCTTGTTGGTATCCTCAATGTTGCGGACCTTCAAGACACGGACACCCTTCTTCTCCATGTGAATGACGGCACGGCACAGGTCCACACGGATTTCGTGTGAATCCATAATGGTGCCACGGTCATCCTTAGGTAGGAAGATTTCGATAACTTTGTTGATGTTAGGGGTTTCGGCGACGAAGTAGACCTTGTCATCGTGAATTTTGAACATTGCGTTATACTCCTTTTTTATAGTTGCGCAAACAAAAAAGGCAGGCCCACCAAGACGGTGAGTCTGCCTTATGTCTGCAGAATTGTGAATTGTACGAAAGGCAGAATGCCTTTTTCGATGTTTGTTATCTATCGTACATTTTCTATTGTAGTCAGTTCGCACAGCTTGTCGAGTAAATCAGGTGCAATTTTTATGGTTTGCAAATCCCGCACGCCGAATACCCTTCCTGGATGAGCTCATCGCGGGGCCCCATATAGTCGATTCTATTCTTTTGACTCATGGACTCGACTACAGAGCAATCGGGTTTGTGAAACTTCATAGTGCTTGTATTCAGAACGTATGTTTCGTCTATTACAAGAGGTCTGCTGTTTTGTTCATCATTGGACTCTGCAGCAGAACCGGCTTCAATCCGATTCTCATCATGATATTCACCGGAAGTGAAACTTACCTCTTTGCCATCCGAGGTGCAGTAAATATCACCCAGCAGGTCTGTGCGATAAACCTCGACACCTTTGTTTTGCAGCTTGTCGAGTGTTTCCTGATGCGGGTGGCCGTAACTGTTCCCTGCGCCACAAGAAATCACAGCATATGTTGGATTTACCGCATCCAGAAAAGCCTCTGAGGTAGATGTACTTGAGCCATGATGCCCTACTTTCAGAACTGTTGACTGAATGTCTTGTCCCGATGCAAGTATCACGTTTTCCGCTTCCTGTTCCGCATCTCCGGTAAAGAGGAACGAGGTGCCTCCATAGACAATACGCAAAACAATCGATGTATTGTTCGTATCATCGGGAACAGAATTAACACCAACTATCGTGAATTCTGCTTCCCCTAGAGTATAAGTGTCTCCCACATCCGGTATGGTAATGCCTCCGCCTTTCTGTTCCGCACAGCTTGCAAAGTCCCGAAATGCTTTGCTGTCGTATTCCGTCACAGGGCATAGAGTCATGTCCGCAGTGACGGCCTCAAAAGCACCGGACAAGCCGCCGATGTGGTCTTCGTGCGCGTGAGTCCCAACGACATAATCCAGGTGTCCATCGGCTTCACGCTGCATGACCGAGTAAAGAACGTTAGAATCATCGACATTGCCGCCATCAATAAGCATTGAGTGGCCGTCGCAGGTAACAAGGGCGGAATCCGCCTGCCCTACGTCTATAAAGTGAATGGTAAAGCTGCCGTCCACCGAACCGCCAGCCGTCTGGTCACTGCTCACAGTGCTTTCTGAGACGACCCCGATACCGGATGGACTTTCCGATATTATCGGATTCTGACCGCAGCCGGTGAAGCTGAGTGCAAAGAGCGTAGCGATGATTGCCGCCGTGCTCCGGAATAGATTGTTTTTGAGTTTCATACTTTTTCTCCTTTCAACAAAAAAAGCGGACCTACCCCGCTATGGGATAAGTCCGCTTAAAATACAGATTGTGAATCCTACTGATTGCTTAGTATCTGTTCACACTTTATATTGTACGGCGTTCGTATATTTTGGCAAGCGCTATTTTTCCCCAAACTTGATGTCGATATATACAATCTCAAAGCACAACGCAGTGCTCAAGACAAATCCAAGAACAACATATGACGGATGGGTCAAGGACCAGCCAGGATTCGCTAGATACCCATGCCAATATCTAATGTTAAGTACAAAAATAAACACCGGCAGAATTAGATACCAGATGCTTTCCAGCACAATTTTGATATTTTTTCGCATCTCACTCGCCTCGAAATTCGAGCGGAATCATGGTCCGGCGCTTTTGGCTTTCTGAATACCAGATAACGCCAAATCCGACCAGGATAGCGAAAATGATGATTTTCAAAAGCTTCTTCATTTTTTCTCCTTTGCTGTCGCTTTATAATTTAGCTTTTGTCGAAGAGCTCACTATATCTCTCTCCTTTTTTAGAAAATTTTTATCGCTGCGAATATCTTTATGGCATCGTGATATTCGCAGAATAATTGTTTATGCTTTGCTCATTTTTGTCAATCGCTTAGCAACTGATATGATGAGCCATTTCTGGGTTTTCTCTGAGAGTTGGCGGGGCTTGCATTCGATTTTCTTGCGAATCCCGCAGGTATTTTCGCCGTTGTAATATAGCAGAACTCCTATACCATCAGGAATCTCATCTTTGACTTTCTTGTATAGTGCTAACGGCATCGCATAGTAGTTACAGTGCCCCACAAAGTTGTGGCCATGGTCAGAGTGAAAGTCACTCACGGAAACCTTAATTTCTACGCAGGTGACGACGGTGTCGATGGTGTATGTATGTTTCGTTTTGTACAGCCTGCAGAACCGTTCCGTACAAGGTTCGTTTCGAAAATTCCAGTCAGAGATATCTTTGGGGCATGATACCTCCTGCATCCACTGCCGGATGGACGGCATAACCAAGTCTCTTTCCTCATCCCTGTACATTGAGAGTTTGCAGGTCCCACATTTTGTTTCTGATGTGAAGCACTCTTGAACCCGAACGAAGTCAACAAGGCCGGATTTTATCGAACCGCACTCGACAGGTACTTCCAGAGCGTCGAAGCCTTGACGGAACGAATCAACCCGGTATCCACCATAGTTGGCAGGACGCCAAACCTTTAGCGCTGACTCGATTTTCTGAGTTAGAAGAGTTTTTGCCATGGCCGCTCCTATCTTCACCGAACGATTTCATGTGCAATGACGTCGGATTCCGTACAAAACACATCGCTATAATCGTCCTCATCATCGCCAGGACAAACCGTGTGTTGATACGGTGCAGTGCCTTTTCGCTCGATTTCGATGCGCCAGATACCGTTCGTATAGCGCACTACCAAAATGGTGTCGTCGTCCAGAAATAGCCGAACTCCTTTGACATCGAAGCAACCTATTTCATCGACCCCATAGGTGGAATTATCCAGGCAGACAAGGTCATCACTCGACCCGTAAATTTTTACCACGCTGCACCTCACACGTTTTTCTGCTCACCGACGACAATGCGCGGAATGAACAGAAATTCAGTTTTTCTTGTTTCAGTGTTGGTTCTCCGAATGACCGTGCCATCCCGGATGATTTTCACACCGTCCTTTTTGATGACGGGCTTTTCATTGCCGACAAAGTTCATCAGTTCCAGCTCTTCAACAGTGTAGTTATCCCGGTGCAGCCATTCTGTGAGCTCACCGTCATCGTCGAAAACCGGGACAGCCTCGCTCCCCAGCGTGCTCCTTGCTTCAAACTTATTCATGGTTTTTGTCTCCTTGCAACAATCTTTTATGCGATTTATCGGAATTTTTTGGACTATATCTTAGTTTTGCAACATTCGTACAGCTGCAAAGACTCAAGTTGATGGCATTACCCAGCTTTCTTGGTTTTCTTGGTTTCGGGCTTTACGATTCCGCCGTTTGCGTCATAAACATTGTACGGAAAATCCCCATTGTTGACACGCTTGGCAACCCGCTGCCCGGTGGCAGTCTTGTAATACTGGTTCAGGCGATTGGCAGTACGGAAAAAGGCAAACCTTGCATACTGTGTGCCGCGCTTGACACGATTTTCGCGCAGCAGTTCGTCCCGCAGCGTGATAGCATAATGCTCGGCTTCGTTGTTGGTGAATCCAGAATAGAACACGTCCATGAATTTCTCAATGTAGATGGCGGGGACATCGTTCATGGCGGCTACAATGATAGCGGCTGTTGTGCCTGCGGAATTGAGTCCCGGCAGCGTAGCCTTCTTGATGCATTTGGTGGCAGATTCGATTTGCGTGCGGTATTTCATCAGCCATTCGCTCAAAGCTTCCTCGTGACTGAGGTTCGAGCCTGCGAACACGCGGCCAATGAGGTTTGCTGCGGAGAGAATCGTATTGTTCGTCCAGCTCATGTCGTAGTCAGACATCTGCACGCGATTTGCCATGGAGCGGATGTTCCCGGAATCGATGTGCTGAGACTTGGCGGCATTAAAGGTCACGTTCATACGCACGGTCACACCGGACTCAACGATAGCGAGTAGCCGATGTTGCCCATCAACCAGAGTACCATCGGAGGCGATGGCAATACCCTGATGCGTTGTATCCCAATGCCCTTCTCTCATGTCCTTTGCCATCTTTTTGACTTTAGCGACGTTGATGTTTCGATTATTGTCGTTTCTTTCAAGCCATCTTGCCGCCTGTTCGGGCGAGATTTCGTAGCCGTCCCGAGTTCTCTGATTAAAATTATAGCGTCCCATCTGTAATTCCTTTCTGCCTATGTGGGCATATGTCTGATATTTGTTATGTGATATTCAGAAGGATTTTCCGATTTGTGATTTTATTTGTGTTGGAAAACAACGCGCAACGTCCTGAAGTTGCGCTTGATACACCTCCTCTCATCGGCAGTAATAATCAGCCGAAACTGAGCTGTTCCGAATCGGTCGAGAAGAAAGCTGCCTTTTTCTTAGCCCGTTCTTTTGCGCTCTTGCTCATAGGCTTCTTTGCCCCATCCAGATGATGCTTGCTCTTGTACGAATACCCTTTCCAGGCAGCCTGATAGGAGAGGTATCCGTATCCGTTGGCGTTGTCCAGGACCGTATCGGTAGCCGTCTCGACCACAACATAGCGCGGCTGATTGGGCTTTGAAAGTTCAGGACTCTTCACGACACGGTAACTCTTCTTTTCATCTGCGCCGTACTTGGAAAACGGCAATGCGGATTCCTTTTGGGGTTTGGCTTTTGCCTTGGCACTTTCGGTATTTCCCTCAACAGAATCCACCAGTTCAGAGTCAAAGAACGCCTCATCGAGCGGCACATTGGAATTGTTCTGCTTATTTGCTTCTTCGATTTTCTGATACATGGCATCTTCGGCGCGGCGCATTTTCCAGACCTTGATGAGGGCTTTTTCCGGGAATGTGATGGCAAGTCCCTTTTCCGCCAGCATCTTTCGGACAGCAGGCGTAGCAAAAGACTTGTATTTTGCATACGGTCCTTCTTTGTGCTGCTCGATTTCATGGCTTACCTGAGTCATGTATTCCTCAAACGCCTTGTTCTGGTCGAGCCAGAACTCGACTTCGGAATAAGGAGAATCATGGTCCACAGTCTTTTGAAGTTCGCAACTCTTCGCATAAGCAAGACAAGCGTCTTTCACATCGGCAAAACCAAGCCCAAAATTATCGTTCAGAGTGTTTCGGCGTGCCCCGTCCATCACAAAATAGCGAGTTCCTTGCTTGATGATGGCGATACCGTCGCCTGAAGTGATGGCGGTGGGTTCTTCCGCATATCCGTCGTCAGTCCAGCGGTCGATAATCGATGCCGTATCCTGTACAAAGCCTTTTCGGCAGGTGTAATAATCCGCGCCGTTGTAAGCTCGTTTCGTGATGCACTTGAGGATTGCGTCAATCAGAGCGTCCTTATCCTTGATTTTTACGCTGTACATCAGGTTACTTTTCACGTTCCAGACAACGCCATATGGAAGACCCAGCGCAATCATAGAACACGCACACTGCAGAAAATGCTTGTGTGCCAGACTGCTGATGAACTTGATGCAGTAGACGGTGTTGTTCTTTACGACATCCGCAAGGCCCGAAGTATAAATCACTTTATGGTCATTAGTATGGATGTCGATATCTCCGCGTGCCTGAACATACTCATCGGGAGTGAACACGGTGCCAAGCCGCATACTGAGCGACATTTTGGCTTTTGCGTTCACAAAAGGAGGCTTGACCTGTTTTACATACCGGCACTGATTCGTTTCAAGCGCCGTGAGCAGCAGAACCTTATCCTCGACCGTTGCACCCTTCTTGATTTTCAAATACTGCATGTCCTTGTGTAGGTCCATGTAATAAGCGAGTGCATCATCGATATCATAGGAATTAAAGAAGCCCGCCTGCATGTAGATACTGATACAGGGGGATAAATCAATCATTGCGTCTGCTGTTTGTACATCAATGGTCGTATTGTCATCGCGTTCAATCGGTGTGACTTCCAGCAGCTTATAGCAGGCATCCACATCTTCGATGAATTTGTGGTCGAACATCTCGGAGAACGAAAACGGATGCCGGAACACGCAATTCATTCCAGTCGGAGTCATCAGGGATTTATCGCTCAACGGATGGTCATAGTTCACGAAGATAATCCGCTGCTTTCCTCGGCTTGCTGCGACACAAAACAGATTCCGAAGAATCTCATATCGTGACATCGGCTTGCTTGTGCGGGACGACCAGTATTCTTCAGTGAAATCGAACACGACACAGATAGGTCGCTCCATACCTTTGCTGCCGTCAAATGTTGTGAAGATACCAACATCCGAGGAGGGTGCTACCGCCTTATCCCCGTCATTGTCCGCGATACTTGCATAGACGTGATGCTTGTCATAGAGGTTTCCGGGGCGATTTTCCAGGTCATTGAGCACCTTTGTCATAGCTCCGATTCGAGCGCCCAGACACAAAACATCTTTCGGGTTTTGTTTATTCAGAAACTCCGTCACCTCATCGACCGACATCTGTTCCACGATGCAGGAACCATTTACGCCGTTGATGGTCTTGCCCCAGATATTGCCGAGTCGTTCTGCCAAGTCATGAGAAATACGGAAGCATTTCGTGAAAACCACCTGTTCATGGCGGCCGAGAAAATCCTGCATAAACTCCCAGACATCCAGTGCTGTATCATCGTAGATTTTCTGCTTCATATCGCCCACTGCGACGATTTGAAGGCCCGGATTCTGAGAACGAATATATTTGAGCAGTTCTGCAATCTCGTCATTGATATCCTGATACTCGTCAATGATAAGAGTATCAATCGGCGGAATCGGAATTTTCTTTTCCAATACCATGGCAAGCTGTTCGCCCTGTCCGCAATTCCGGATTCCCTTTTTGTTCAGTAGCAGGCTTGCAAATCCATGATAGTTCTGAACCAGGACATTGCCATTCTTGATTTTGTCTTTGGCATCCAGTTTGAGCAGTCGGTTATAGGTCAAGTACAAAATACGCCGTTCTGGCGGGTACGCATCACAGAGCACATTGATGGTAGATGTTTTTCCGCTGCCAATGCAGGCGTCACACAATACGTTCTTGCCCGACAGTGCCAAATGTACGAACTCCTGCTGTTCGCTTGACAAGTCGTTCAGTGTCATAGCCATATCTCCTTGAAAAACAAAAAGCCCCGGCAGCATCCAATTCAGATGCCGTCAGGGCACAATTTTTATCTTATTAGGGTTATTATATCTGATTCGCACAGATGTGCAAGGCTTTTTACTATGTTTATTTTTGTTTTTTGGGCAAAAAAGAACGCCCACCCGCAACTTGCGAATGAGCGCATAGTCTTGTACAGCCTTGATGGTTGTTGTCGTTGGTGTTCCGCTTTACACGATACGCCGCAAATATGACTTGTTGATTTCCACCAGAAGCTCCTCAATTTTTCCAAAGTCAGGCTTAGCAGGAAGAGAGGTTTTCCTCACGTCATCCTGAAATCTCTTTTCAAGCGCATCAACAAACTCAAAGAATTCGGGTGCGTACGACCCGTCTTCACGCAGGTACTTGCCGTTGCGAATCGCCAACAATTCCTCGCGTTCCTTGTCTCGGTGAGTGATAATCTCGCCTTTTTCCAGAATATCGAACGCCGTGTAGTACAACCGCACAATGTGCATCGCGTGTTTGTTGATGTGGGCAGCATCTTTTTGTGCTTTCGGATGCTGCGGCTGCTCATACTGGTCGATGGTCGTAGTCAGACTCTTTAGCAGGGACTTGAGAGAGATGACCGGATAATCGTTCAAATTGCCGGAAATCAGGAGCGGATGTTTGCCTTCTTCATCCGCATCTTCGCTGATGGAGATTTCAAAAATGTCATCCTTACCCCAACCGGCAATCGACCGTTCCAGGCTCCTCTTCTCAAATTTGTTCTTAAATGCTTCCGGCGAGGTCCCATTCCGAAGAAGGCCCATCTGCAGGCGTCTGAGCTGGTCGTTTGCAAAGCCGCCGTAGCTGTAGGCAATACGCCGCGTCAAGAACAGTGTCCGATTGTCAAGCAGCATTTGGCCTTCCGGTGTCATATTAACGTACAACTCCGGGTCATTGCCAAGAAGTTCGATAATGTTGGGGTTGCCCTGCACAAGCAAACTGACGAATTTGTTGACCGCGTAGATGACGGTATCCGTTTGGTTATCGATTGCCTGCTCAAAATGATTGAATCCCAAAATTTCAGGCGAGCCTGCCACGCCACGGATATCGATGTCAGAGCCTTCAACGTTGGTTCCGTAAGCATGGCTGCCGCCGACGGTCAAAAACAGGATGTTATCTCCCAGATGTTTGTTGGTACGTAAAAAATCGTATTCTTCGCGTTGGAAAATTGCTTTCAATTCTACATTGGTCACTATATCACTTCCTTGCTATTTTATGTCAACGCGACACATTCATTTTCAATCCGAACCCACTTTTCCGTGTTTCTGTCATATTCCAGAACATCTTTGGCTACAACATTGCCGCACTCTACATACTCTAAAATATGTCGCACACGCATGGGTCGCGTGGATTCCCGTGCCATTCGTAGCGCCATATCTCTGTATTCGATTGTATATGCAGGCTCGTAGGTTACATACGGGCATCCTTCTGGTTGTACCTGCCTACCTAGTTCAAAGTACGACTGGACGTAACCGTTATGAAGAGTCTGAAGAATAGCACGAGCGCTTTCTCTATCACCTTGCTGTTCAAATGCTTGTGCAATTTCGTCCATGAGGCGAGAAAAGTGCGTAATGTCTTGGCTGTTTTTTGCGAAAATCAGTTTCCGAATCAGCAACGCTTCATCTTGATTCACTGTGTGCCTCCTCTTAGGTGTGCTTTTCCGTTGATACCAAGAAGACTTTTTTGGAAAAAGTTCCCTTCTCTGCTGCCTTCTGGCTTCGAACCTGTTCTATTTCCCGCTTGGAAACAGCGCAGGTCTTACCCATAGCGTACAGGACCTCCATCACATCTGCCATTTCCTCAGCACAGTCCAGAACGCTCCGTTCCTTGGAGGTGTACGCTTCCAACAGCTCCTTTACTTCTTCCTGTAATTTTTCTACCAGAGCGTCTTCATACTCCTTGTCGGACAGCTTACGGGTTACACAGGTCTCACCGCTCTTTTCGATAATTGCCGGGATGTTGTCCCGAACTAATTTCTGGTACATCATAGGCTTATGCTCCTCCCAGTTTACAGCGCCGCAGCGGCATGCGCAGCTCACGACAGGTGTTTGCGGTTTCTCGTTCATTCTCGGCTCCTTCAAAGAATATTATCTCACTATCGTGCTTTTCCCGCAACAGCAGGTGCTATTTGTTTGCAATCTGTACATATTTATGTCCCTACAAAAAAGAAAGACCCCTACCGTTTTCGGTAAGGGCTTTTTTGCTATTATTTCTGAAGTTTCCAAATCTCGACATTCAGGTTTGAGGCTTTAGCCGCATCGCTGATGATGGTGAGAACCATGTTCCAGTCACCCCCAGCAAGGCCGCAGCCTAAACCATATGGCAGCCGGATGGTTGCGTCCCGATTCTTTTGGGCACAGTCCTTAAAAAACGAGAACAGCGCAGCTGCGAGTGCAGCGTAATTCGTCTGTCTTTCGCTCCGACCATAGCCATCCTGACCGAACAAATTCACAATATACAGCTTCGGTCCAACCAAAACCTCCTGATACATTCCGAGCTTGTTTCCGTCGCTGCCGTAGCAGAGCCCCAGATAACGCCGATACACGACCGGCCACTTGTTTCGGATTTGCAGAGCGAGCCCGGCTCCCATCACGCCACGGCAATTTACCTGCTGGCAGATGTAGGTCAGTTCGTCTTCAGAACGTTTGGAAAGGATATCGCCGTCAATGAATTTCACGCTCATCTCACTTACTCCCCTTTCCAAATTTCGAAGCATTCCCTGGATAAATAGCATAGTCTGTGCCATAATCAACGTTATTGTCTCGGTATACGAGCTCTACATTCGACATGCTGGTATAGAAAACCTTGTCTCGGTAACGGCTATCACTGATTTCAAATTTGATGTTTTGCCCGTTGTCCACGATTTCGTAGCTTACGAGAGCGGATACGGTCCAAATGTTGTCGTAGCGAAAATGAATGTAATTGTATTCCGGTACTGTCTCAGCACTTTCTGGTGTAGACAATATCTGACCCGGGATATCTTCGAGTTCAGACATCGTAGTACTTGTCACAGTGCTGATTGCGTCCTCACAGCCAGCCAAAGGCATAGCCAGGCAGCATAATGCCAAAGCAGTTTCAATAAATTTTTTCATGGTAATTTCCTCCGTTTGATTTATATTGTACGCAACTCGCACAAAAGAAAAAGCCACCCAGCAGCCATACGGCTCCCGAGCAGCTTCGTGTGAATCCTATTGTGTGAATAGTATCTCTCGTACAAATCTGATTGTATAAGATTCGCACATCAGGTCAAGTCATACTGGCAGCTACGCATCCTGGCACCTACGGTTCCAACAACAAAGAAGCGCAGCTACGCAAATGAGCAAAAAGAAAAAGCCGCTCACCAAAAGGTGAACGACTTTCAAGCCAGGCCATTTTAACCTTGATTCATACTGCAGCTAGAAACAAAGCTTAAAGGCAACGTTTGGAAAAAATGAAGAATCACTTCTTCATGAGGGCGTACTCATCCACGGTGGATGCGTTGAGCTTGGACTGGTCTTCCTCCGTGTTGAAGCCAGTTGCACTCGCAACTTCCTTGTCGAAGTACACCTTGCGGAGACTCTTGTCCCCTTCGGCACGCACGCAGTCAGGGACGCGCACGAGAACCGGATGGTCAAGGTCTTCGGTGTCACCGTCGCCTCACAGGATTTCGGTGACAATGTGAGGGCAATCCTCACTGGGGAGAGCGACGTGGGCAAAACCGGTAGGTTCACCAGCTTCGTTCACGCCTTCGATGTTGATTCCGTCCGAAAGGACGCCTTCGCCATCGACCTGGGCGGCGATTTCGCAGCCGTTCTCGTCCTTGACCACAAGGTCAAAGTGAGCTATGTTGGCTGCGTCAAGGATGCCGAGAAGCTTCAGGGCATCCGCAAGGTTGATTTCGGTGGGTTCCTGGCTGCCATGACGGGTGGCACGGATGTAAAGATTTTCGAACTTCATAATTATTACTCCTTTTTTTACAGTCTACGCAGAATGTTTGCGTAGTGTTTTCGTACTTTCGTACGATTTGAATTGACTAAGCTGTTCCAAAATTTAGAGCAGCTTGCGGATTTATGTTAAACACGGGGACAAGTGTTTCCGTGGAGAGTTACGCAAAAGAAAAAGGACAACCTCGGAATGAGGCTGTCCTTGCAAAAGCGGAATGTTAAAAATGAAGGTAAGTGGTATCTTTGATACAATAATCATCATAGCCATCTCGCACACCTTGTCAAACAAAAAAAGACCCCGCCCGCATTTTACTGCGAGCAGGGTTTTCACTTGTTCTTTTAGCTATTAGCCCTCAATGACGAAGGTGTAGCTGTCCTCTTTCATTGCGACAAGGCCCTTGAGCGTCTGGCACTCGGCTTCGTCCAGGAATGCCTTGATAGTCAGGCTGGTATCTTCGTTATCCTGCCATTCGGGGCGCATACGGACAACGAGGTCATGCAGCTCACCGACGACATAGGCCATCAGGTCCTGGTCGGCCAGAGCCTCACCGATTGCCTCATCATCGTATTCGACGGGGAAGCTGATGGAAGCAGCAAGACCGTCGAGTTCGTCAAAATCTTTGGGGCGAATCACGCTGGCTTCAAGTTTCAAGATACTGGTGTTCATTGGGAATATCTCCTTTTAGATTATATTTATGCAGTCCTAGAAACCATCTTTTACCTTTCAACCTGCTTGACTCTATTATACGGTCTTATACTTTTCAATCTGTTTCGAGCTTTTATTTTGCCGTACTTGCTATACTGTGCAAGCGTATATATCCGTTTGTTTGCTCTGGTGTACTGCATAAGTATTATTGTATGCAAGTCGCATAAGGTGTCAAACTTCTTGTATTTGCCTTGGCGTTCAACACAAATCAAGACTTTTGGAAGGTCAAAAGCCTCACAAGTCAAGACCTTTAGAGGGGCCGAAAACAACACAAATCAAGAATTTTGCTTCACCAGCTCTTACCGCCATGTACGCCGCACACCAGGCAAAATGCCTCATCGATACTTCTGCAGTTCATCGACCGGAACCCGTGCGGACCGGTCAGCATGTTCCCGCAGAGGACGTAGGTTTCGCTCATGCCCCGGCCACTGACGCTGATGGTATTTCCGAAGACATGAACGGCTGAACCGTCTCGGCACATTGCAAACATATTACGCATCTCACTTTCTGCCTCATTTCTTTTCATTCTAGGCAAATCGCATAATGAGTCAATTTCTGACGTTCTGGAATGAGCATTCCATTGGGGCGGTTTTCTCCTCTTTAGCCTGCTGTCAACACAAAAAGAAAAAGCCCCACCTGTTTATGGCAGGTAGGTCGTTCTTCATGCTGAGCACTTTAATTCAGGTCCCATGTTAGAGCCTTCCACCGCTCTTTCAAGCGCCCATCGAACTCTTCAACATTCACCCGCTGCGTGTGGTCTGAGATGCCACTCACCTGCTTGTATTCAGAGCGTGCCCATTTGTTCCAGGTGGTATAGGCATCTCGCAGCTTCTGCGCTTGTAGCGATGAATCTGCCATACGCCTGCGCTGCTTGTTGAGTTGCCGGTTGTTGTATTGCTGCAGGTATCGGTATTTTGAATAGTATGGGTCTTTCTTGTTGTTTGCCCGAATGCTTTTATCTTTGCAAGCCTTGCTGCAGTATACCTTGTTCCGCTGACTCAAACGGAAAGTCTTTCCGCAGCAAGGGCAAATAGCAATCTTTTTTGAGAAATCCGGCACAAAATTGGCGTAGTATAAATCAAGCAGGAGATATTCACGCAGGTCTTTTACCGTGTAGACCTGAACAATTCGATTGCCCAACAGAGCAAAGACCATCGTGAACTGGTCAGCTCCGAAAAGCATCTGGTTACCTTCGAATCCCTTAGCATTAACACCAGAATGCATCGCCAAAGCAGCATCTATATCAGAAAAAACATTCTGGACAAGATTGTGAGTATAGGCCAAAGCTTCTTTTGCAGTGGCCTGATTGTTTTCCTGGCTAGTATCGATGTAATCCGAAAAGAATTGATTGACAAGGGGCTGCCCGGAAATGATTTTGATGGCTTCATTTGCCGGAAAGTTCGACAACTCCAAAAGCGGCTCTTCAGGAGACGGGCGGTGTTTTGTGAAGTAGTTGTAGAAATCTATGGTGTCGGTTCCAATTTTGTGTTTCGAAAGAACGGTGGCTTTGCTGTTATGCAAGTTCACTTGCAAAAGTATACCGTCATAAAACGCAATGTTCATATGTTCACCTGCTTATAAAAAAGGAGTCTTGCCCGCTTTTGCAGGTAAGACTCCCAATCAACTTTACTTAATCATCCAGGTTAAAGATAAAGCCTTCCGGTTTCATGGTAACAAGGCCGCCACGCGACTGAACTTCACTGCCATCGATGGAAATATCCAGCGTCAGGCTGGTAGCCTCGTTGTCCAGCCAGTTGGGGCGCAGGTAGCTAACGATTTCGTACAACGCTACAACAGTGCGGACAATCAGCTTCTCATTACTCAGCGTTTCTTCAACCGTTTCATCATCACCTTTTACGGGGACGCTGATGGAAGCAGAGATGCTTTCGAGCTCGTTGTCATCATCCTCGCGGAACGCGGTAGCTTCGAATTTTAAGGTGCAAGTATACATGTTGGTATTCCCCTTTGTGTGTGTTACGGGTTTCTTCTTACACCTTTAATTCTACGCAGTTCGCAAGGACGGTCAATCGGTCCAGTAGCGTGGAATCCGGCTAGGTCGGATTTCTCAAAAAAATATTTTTTAATAATTTTCTATATTGTTGCGTTCCACTTCTTTTTTCAAGGTTTTAGTGATAAGCTCCGGTGCCTGTCAGCCCAAGCAGCGCCATGAGCGCTGTTCAGAACGTTACATCGTTCGATGAGAGAGCACAGTATATCAGTAGTCATCATCTTCTTCGACCCTGTAGGTACAAGTATCTTTGCTCATAGTTACATATACATCGTAGAAATCATAGAATTCATCATCCACGTCAATATCCAGTACCAGGCATTTTTCTTTGTCATCCAATTTATCAGGGCGTAGGCACTTCACGAGACTGTACAATTCGTGGACCATGTGAGAAATCATTTTGTCGTCATAGACAAATTTGTCGATAATCTCTGGATTGTAAGGAAGCGAAAAATCTGCACTAGAGCAAAGAAAATCTGGCATGATAATTCCTTTGCTCGTGGTGTCAGTAGATTTCATGCTCAACTGCATAGAAACAAAACAAGCTTCTCCTTTAACTACCATAAAGGGTCCCTCCAGCTTTATATTATTTGATTTTCGTCACATTCCCGATGAAATAAGCCTCATCATCCACATAGTAGAGCTTCCCTTGCTCCACATTGGGGAATACATCGGCAAATGCCTTATCAGCATCAATAAAGTCCGACTCATCAGTTACATATTTTCCCTTGCTACTCGGCTTCAGTTGTCGAATATACCCGCCATTTTTCTTGAATTCTTCAAAGGTATAGTTCCCGGCAACATCCTTATCCACCCAGCATTTCAACTGCATTTTGCCGTTGTTCATGGGTTTGAAGTGCTCGTTTGCAAAAGCGACCAGCATAGGTCCGGCCGAGTCGATTGTCAAAAAGCGGTAAGCAAAATTTTCATCCTTCATAGCTTCAGCTTTTGAGTCTCGGACAAACGGCGACGGGATGCAGATGTTGTATTTGTTTCCGTCTGTGCCGGTGAACATACCGAACATGAAATAGCAATATTTTTTCATGATATGCTCCCACCATCACATATCCGACTTTGCCGAATTACACTTCTTGCACAGCATCTGCAAATTGTCATCCGTGGTATGCCCACCCTTGCTCCAAGGAATGATGTGGTCACCTTCCATATCCTCATAGGCATACTCGGTGTTGATACCGTTCGCAACGCACAGCGGACACTTATGTCCCTGCCGCTCATAGGCACGGAGCTTCTGAGACTCAGTAAACGCACGCAGAGACAGATGCTTTTCGTCACGCCATGTACGGTCAGACAGGATGTACGGAACGATGCCTGCTTTCTTCGTCACATCATCGTCCATCACGAGCTTCTTGATGTCTGCTTCCAGAGCGTTGCTGTTGTACTGCTTCGAATGGTACTTGTTGTAGAGCAGTCCCCATGCCTGTGCATCCGTAATCCCCTTCCGCTTAGACGGGAACAGCATTTTGGCCCAGTTGATTACCGACTGGAAGTAAAGCCAGAGGTCATTGGCGTCCTCGTCATGCTGGTGAATCGCCATGTACATCTGCCCGGATTCCAGACCATCCCGGTCCGCAATCCAAATCAGTGCCTTTTCCAGCAGTTCCTGTCGAATCGGGTTGCCTTTCAAATAGCCATCTGCCATCTTAACAGCCACGCAGTTGCGCTTTGAGAAGTAGTTCTTTGCATCGGCCAGCCACGGTCCTGTGTATGTAGCGTTCAGAAGTTCCTGCGGAGTCAAAACCTCACCAGCGATATTGATGCGCTTAAACCATTCAAGCTTCTCAGCCTCGGTGCCTTCGCAGACATAAACCGTCAGCTCGTAGTCCAGAATTGCCTGCTTTTCTTCGTTGGTCAGGTTCTGGAAGAACTTATCATTGCCGTTGACTTTGACAGGAAAATCCTTGTTGATGTACTGAGCAATAGAGATAGTACGTTGTTGTCCATCAAGAACCTCGTAGGTGTCATCTCCTGTCTTGGACCAGTACATAACGTTCAAAGGGAATCCGTTCATTACGGAATCAATAACAGCGGTACGCTGCTTCTCCCCATATATAAATTCACGCTGGAAGGACGGGCGAATCGTAAGACGGTCATTGTAGCCAAAGACACCGCCATCACCGTTGTCCTTGTAATTCTCGACAAGGTCGAATACCTTGATTTTCGTTTCTGTAATTTTCATAGGATTTTATTTCCTTTCTTTATCTCCTCTTTAATTCTTTCACGATTTATTTTCCCAAAAGCATCAAATATTCCCAATTCTCGTAACCTGAGACATTCATTCCACATGGTTTCGTTTCTTGCATACCAAAGACTTCCACCACATAGGACGTTTAATTTAATTAAGGCATCTTGCCTATTTTGCAAATCTTCTTCAAATGTCAAGCCACTTTCTATAATAACGCAATATTCATTATGCTTATCAGTAGGGATGCTTTTTATGGTTTCAATATCGTATATAGGTTTCTTTTTAATTGTCTTTCCATTTACTATAAACGGCTTATTGTAAAAAGGATACTTTTCATTCTTTATTTTTTCTTCATCACTTTTGCCAATTTTATTGATATATCGATATTGGACGCTGTCATAACATACAAAGTCGAGTGTAAGCACTTGTGGAAGATAATCCTTACATTTTTTTGAAATGTGGCGCAATTCCTCTTGTAATGCAAACGCTTCTTGCTCCAAATTTGTCCACGGATAGTTTTGTCTATAATCACTATCTTTGTGAGCATAGTGCTTATCTCTTTCGTAATAGATGTGTGCAATAACATTGTCGCTTTGCGTTAATTCCTTTTTCTTTCCTTTACCATTACACACAGTTTTATCCAAGACGGCACAGGTGTTAATGTAATACTGACTTCGTCTATCGTTGCATAATTGCCTGACATCATATAATTCGCCGACATGGTTTGATATATACCATAAAGAATCGACAGCTTTTTTCGCTTCAATTAAATAATAGGCGATTTCCCATTTTATATCCATTCCAATTCCACCATTCATTTCGTCTTGCAAATAAGAATTCGTCCGTATGTTCTGAGTAGATATCCGTCGCAATTTGATGCCGAATAGTATCTTTGTGCAGGAATTTCACTAAAGCACAATGCCGCGCCAGTATTTACCTTGCCCCCACTTGTAATACTCCCGTCTGGGTTGTGCTGTTTGCATTCCAAATACTCTTTGGTGGTTTTTATATTGTTTTGGTTATTCCACCCCAAACCGCCCGTGTAGCCTAAAATTTCAAATTCTTTCGGATTATACTTATCCAAGAACGTAATCGGCACACCCATTACGTCTCGATAATCCACCGGAATATCAGCAACCCTGTCTACATTGATGGCATCGTAATTATCGTAGTGGGGGTATCTCTCCTCCGCATCCGGCAACGGATTCCCGTTATCGTCATAGTATCTCTGCCAAAGAATCAGCTTTTCGTGGCGCTTCTGGATGTCGAGGTTGGTAAAAATAGAAATGGCGGGCACTTTCCCATACTTGTGCCCGTCATTGAATTGTGCAGTAAGTTTTTCGTCGAAGCGATAGCCTTCGGCAACTCTAAATGTACACGTCTTATTCGCTGTATAACCAAGCCACACCTTGTTTTCTTTCAAAAGTGGAAAGAACTCTTTGTATGTAATGGCATTGTTGTTGCCCCAAATAATGAACTTCTTATCGTGTTCCATCAACGTCCCGACGAATTCTCTAAAAAGGCTGAAGGGCGGGTTGGTTACCACGATATCGCACTCATCCAGCAAATTAAGGCATTCTTGACTGCGGAAATCACCATTGCCTTCCAGCGGGGTCTTCACACCGACCTCCACATCATTGTCGTCTCCGCCCTCATACTCCATCTTGTAGGTGGGTTCTGTACGGTCATAGTGCGTGGAAATCAGCTTCTTTAAGCCAAGTTCTGCAAAGTTCAGGTGGAAATACCGCCAGAAAGCAGACCATGTCGGGTCATCGCAGTTGCAGAATACAATTTTTGCAGCGAAATGCTGCTTGTAGTGTCTGAGTTCTTCGGATACACTGCTCAACAGCGTATAGAACTCGTCGTTCTTGGCATCCTTTGCCTTGTGCAGATTCTCATTCTTTGCCATGTCTATATCTCCAAATAAAAAATCCCCACGCAGACATTTTCATCCGCATGGGGACCACAAAAGAAATGAGCCGCAGAAATCGAAATCTCTGCGGCTACACTTATTTATCTTATATTTCCTATCATATCCAATTCGCACGGATGCACAAGGCAAAATCATGGCAAAATCGTGGCAAAACTGTGGCATAGACAAGACGCACAGGGCATGTTCCATCACGGGGTAGCAAAGACTCGGAAATCAACTGCTTTGCCCAAATATGTCATCTCGTGTATTTTCTTGTCATTTATTGTAAATTCATGCTTGCTTTTTGGTGCGGGATGTGCTATTATAATTACAGAAGATGACAGCATTGTACAGCTAATGACATATTTGAAAGGAGTACACCATGATTTCTGTTAACCTCGCCACGCCCGTGATTTTCTATAAGCAGCTGCCCGGCATCGCTAAGAAGCTGAATGTGGATGCTGATTTTTTGAAAGGCTTTCTCACCAACGCCAGGTGTTATGTCGAGGATGCCGGAAAAGGTGAAGTGCTTGAGCTGGACAACTCGGCCGACACGATAACGAAAGTTGTCGCAGCCCATGAGAAGCGTTTTTATGGCGCGGAAGCCATTGTGGAATTCGCCAAAAGCAAAGGCGTAGATATTCCTGCACTGAACCATTTTGAACTTGGTGCAGATATCTCTGCCCATGCAACGGAAGACCAAGTTGCCAACATCACTGCATTGGCCGCACGAGTCGAGCGCCTCAATAGTCGGTACAAGAGTCTTGCCCGGCTTGGGGCTCCGGACGTCATCCTGATGAACGAAGCCAGGATGGTGCGTGAGGCAGTAGAGCAGCTGGAAGATAACAGCGGTACATTCTCCCCGGCTCTTGACCAGAACGGGGTTGCCTATCAATCCTTGAAGGATATTGGGTATTCTCTTGTCACCGGTTGGGACAAGTCGGTACTTGAAAAGAACAGCAATAAGGATACGGAGGCCACCTTTCCCAAAGAGCCCGACTTTCAAAGGCTGGCATCGCTGGTCAAAAAAGCCATCGGAACCCGCACACAGGGTAAGTTTGCGTTTCAGGCAGGACTGACTCGTGGGTATATCAGCAGCCTCGTGAATGGCAACGCAAAAGCTCAGCCGACCGAAAACACCCTCAAGAAAATCGCAAGCGCAACGGATGCTGTCACGGAGAATGAACTTCGCATTGCCTGCGGGTATGAGCCCCTGCCCGATGATAGGAAAGACAAGCTCTCTCAGCAGCGTGCAGGCATGTCTGATGACGCATGGCAGAAAGACAACGTGGATGCATTCCTCTCTTTTCTGAATGAAACGATTCCAATGTCCACTCCTCTTTCGTCCACTGAAATTCTTCAAGCTCTTTTCAAGGAAAAATACGGTGACAAGAACGACCAGATTCTGCTGGAAAAGGTCTCTGCACCCGGCACCTATCGTGCGGAAGGTACGGCTGCTAATGTCATTCTACCCATTCGTCTTTGTTGGTTCAGCTTCAAGCGGATGCTGATGCAGACTCTCTATGTGGGACTTATCGGGCACTACAGCAAAAACGATGAGCTGTACATCACCGGATACATTTCTTCTGTGAAAGAGCTGCATGATGCCGTTCCGGCGCTGCGAGGCGGCATTGATGCGGCCTATGATGCGAGTCTGCCGGAGGGCGTCGACATCATGAAGTTCCCGGTATTTTACACGGCTTCCAATGTTCAGGAAGCATACAAGCGGGTCCAGCAGAAAATCGTCTCCAAAATTGACGATTACTTTGCCAGCGAAGTGAAGGTTCGCGTTTCCGGCATCGGCTTTTATACCGATACCCTCTCGGATGAAAAGTTTGTGGAATTCATGCGCCTTCATAAAGCAGCGCTGACCGCTCCTTCTGCTCCTATCGAACTCCGGGACATCTATGAAAACGTCGTTGAACGTCACGGCCGCCCTGAGGATTTCCTTGTGGAAGACAGCGACTTTGACTGCAAGGCTTCCGTTATCGCCTATGTGATGAACATTGAGACGACTCTCTGTGCAGGGCAGGACATCTTTGACGGGATACTGGGCAGCAAAGAAACCGATGCAGAAAACTGCTCTTGCGTCTCTGTCTCTGACAAAGAATTTGCTCGTCTGCATTCCAAGTTTGGCCTCAAGAAAGAGGACGTTCTGGAAGCCATCAAGGCATACGCGCAGGAACTTGGTCTGGAGTACGGTCCCGTCAGCTACTTCATGATGTGTGACCCGAAATATGCAAACGACCTTGGCGAAGTTGTTCAGTGAGTTGTTCTGAATGCGGCAAGATGATTTGCTGCCCTATCGGTTGATACAAACAAAAAAATAAGGCTGCTACCCATTACTGGGCGGCAGCCTTTTGCGTTTGAACAAAAGAAAACGAGAACGCCGTCAGCAACGGAGTCTTCGCAAAAGATAATTCTTTTTGATGTCATCTCTAATTATATGGGACTCGCAAGGCATCGCAAGTTTTATTTGCCAGCTTGCTTTTTCAGTTTATCCCTCGTTTCCATCAGAATGATACCAAGCCGGTTTTGACCCGGGATGTTCCGGCATTTCGGACAGTGGCAGTTGCCCCAGTAATTGTCATGCCAGCTGGTGGTATCTTCCTCGATGGGCTGTGTACCCGTTTCGAGGAGACGCTGCTTGAGGTCTTCATTCTGTTCGAATTTAGCCATCACCACGCGGCGCATTACATCGTCCCGGGTTTCGTTCCAGTTAGCGGGAAGGGCCGTATGGCGGCCGAAATGCTTCGCGGAAGCCGGTGGCATATCAGAAAACTGCTTGCGCTCTTCCAGCGGGACCTTGTGGCTCTGAAACGCTGCTTCGGCGTTCTTGTAGCGAATCCCATTCATCACAAATTCGCAAGGATAATAGTTGCTCATGAACCAACTACGGTGGTTCTCTTTCTTCACTCGAATCATACAAATTCTCCTAATTTCTAACTCAGGCGGCACTTTTATCGTTGCCGTTCTTTTTCTCTGCCGCTGCACTCAACAGGCTATCAAACAACTCAACTGCCGTAGATACAAACAGCTGGCTCTGAATCGAGATTTTTCCCGATTCCGGTGTCTGCCCTTTCATATGTGCAGCAGCGTTATAAATTGCTGCCAAAACCTTGTGCTTCATCAAAGCAGATTCTTTGATATCCGCGTTATCAGCAGCAAGGTAGTTGGCAAGGGTATAGGCCCGCTCAAACATCGGCTCATCATACAGCGGGGCATTGTGCTGGACCATGGTGGTATATACAGCGGGTTGTTCCCCGGAAGCACTGAACCGGATGCCTCGGAATCCAGAATTCAGCTCATACAAAAGCGTGAGGCGTTCGGTTAGAAACACCGCCGTCTCGGCAATTCTCTTTGCCGTTTCATCAGGGAACGGAACGGCATTATCCTGCTGTGCCGCGTGCAGAATCTTTTTAGCCAAAAGCCGTTTCGCATATTCCTGTACATCGTGGTCAAGTTCGTAGCAAATGTGGCTTGCCGTCTTGTCTGTACGCATATGATTACCTCCTGGTTCTTGCCGCCTTCTGTTGTTTGACCCACGCTTCGGCTTCCTCTACCGTGGCATACACTGCCGTCTCACCGCGCCGGGCAATCTGCTTTCGGGCATTCTGAGCTGCCTGCTCACTCTTGTAAGTTTCATAATTATGGAGCAGGACACCCCATCTATAGCCGTAAGGCTTAGGTGGGGTGGAATGCGCTTCTTAGAAAAGACTAAGATACAGCATTTCCTGCTTACCTCCTTTCAACATTTAGATGATTTGTATCCATGCTCCCGCATGGCAAACAACTTGAACTTTGGAAA